ATCCGTATCATCCGTAAGATTCTTTTGAAAACAACTACTTACTTGATACGGATGATACGTCATTATACGCGTAAAATCCTGCGACAATCCATTGCCAGGCGATTCAGTGAATATTAAAAAGCACTCCAGCAACTAAAATGCCAATCAGCATCGAGTCGTAAACAGCCCATTTCCAAGAAAGCAAAGAGTTGCAATTAATATTTCGCACTTTAACGTAACGTGACTGAATAATCTTTTGCATAACTTCCTCTTTAGTTCAACTTAATTGCGGTGATCTGTCCGTAAACGGTAGATGTCAATGCGTCTGTGCATTGATAGTTTAGATACACGTTGCCAGGCGCGGCAAGAGTAATTATCTTTGTTGGAATATTGCCGCCGAAACGACCTGCAGCCCGGATGCCAGCTGACATGGCAAATGCATCATCCGTAATATCTGAATTGCTTGTTGACAATTTGACTGTAATTCCGGTATTCGCTTGAACGCCTGCTGTCGCGACAGTCAACTGACTTGCTGTTACAAGCCATTTCCCTGCAGGAAGGTTTAAGGTTGCCAGATTGACCAAAGTTGTTGGAGGATTGCTGACGCTATTAGTGGCATTCTGGACGGTACTTGCTGCTGCATTAAGCACACCAGACCCATCAATTGATAGAGTTGTACCGACCTTTACGCCGCCTAAAGTAGATGCTGAGGCAATCGGCAATGAGTATTGGGTGACGCTGATTGTACCATCACCTGCTACGCTTATTCCGGTGCCTATTTTGACGCCGCCGAGCACAGAAGCCGTTGCCGCTGGTAACGTGTATTGGTTGCCGCTTGATTTGACCACTTTAACGGCGACAGCATTCTTTGACCCTCCAGACTCCATTCCTATAATCACTGCTTCTCCAAAAGCGATGGTGATTGTAGATGCAGTTAAACCAGTCTGCACGTCTGTTATGTTCATTTTGGGAACTGAAAGTGTCAGATTCGGCTTGCTGGTAGAATCGCCATCATTACCGATCATAAAGAATTGACCAACTGAATTGTATCCAGACGCCAATGGCGGACTCAATGGAACAATCAGGTTTTTATCGGATGTAAATTCTGAAACAATCGCCAAACCGTTAGCATATACAGCAGGCAATACTGGCGTTTGTCCAGATAGAGGAAACGTGCTGATTGGTATCGTCATAATGACCTCAAATGATTGGTATTTTTCTGCACTTGCAGTGTATTGCCCATCCAGGAGGACCGATGTCACCCTTTTTGAACTTCAATTCGCCGCCAACTTCCCATAGGCGCTTGTCATCAAGTTTGAATCTCATTCCGTCGACGTGTTCATGAGAGATTCGCGGCTCCTTTCCTGCTCCTGAGTGCGCCCACTCAAATTCTTCGACTCCATTCTGGCGCATCCTTTCATCGCTTAGAACGCAATACAATTTGCTTGTCTGGTCTTTAGCGATCAAGTCGACTCTCTTTGCAGAGAAGTGTTTTACGTTTCGCAATGCCGCCTGAATGCCTGACGTGCCTTGCTGGGCTGGGTCGGGAGAAGTCAGCGAAAGCATGACTGCTTCGTACACTCTGTTGTGAATATCCTCGCCGACCTTAGTCACTAGAGTCGTGTTAAACTTCTCGCTTGTTCTAAGAGTGTTCTCAACGAATTTGTTATATGTGGCCTTTGGCGCTTCTATGCCTGCGGACTTAAGGCTTGCGAATGTAGCAGAAGTGGCACCCTTTTCGACCGATTTGATAAAATCAGCGGCAATCTTCGACCCAACACGTGCAAACGCCTTTGCCCATTTCAGTTGCAGCCGTTTCATAAGGGTCTGGAATGTCGAATCAGCAGAGTCTTGCGCAAAAAACTTCTGCACCTGCTTCTTGTCAAGCCATTCTGAAATGCCTGCCTGATAGTCATCAATCATCGCATAGCAAAGACCTTTCATCTCACGACGGTAGGCCATCGCAATAGCGTTTGATGGGATTATCGGACTGCCGCGCCCGATTCTATCGGGTGAGCGGCGTTCACGTTTTTTCGAAGCTTTAAAAGCCATATCAACCTTGCTTCGGTGAATTAGTAGGATTATTGAGTGCTCCGTATGCTTGAGAGCAATCACCCTTCAACCACTCTTTGAATGAGTTCACATCTAATTCGTGGATTGAGTCGAATCCGTTCCAACCGTTACCAAATGATGCCTGATAAGCTTCTTTCGCTTCTTCTGCTGAATCGAATCCAAGCATGCACTTGTGTTCATCAAATTCGCCAGAATAATTATCATTTTGGTTAATGATGAATACTTTAGGCGACTTCATATTTGGTCCAACAAAGCAGTCGACTTCATCACCATCAGCGCCCTTGGTGCCTTTGATAAATCCGTAATGGTGCGGCATCTTAACTGCCCATTCACCATCAAGACTGTTACCCCTGCGAATGCTGTTGCGAGGATTCTCAATACCAAGAATCATCCCGTGCAACTTCATCTTAGGCAGCGATGCGGCATCCATCTTCCCTACATTGTGTCGCAAGTTTACGACATTGCCTTTTACGCTTGGAAGCGTAGACGGCTGCACCGACCTTGCATCTTTTTGAGGGTCAAAATCCACATCCTGACCTTCTTTAAGATAATAATCAGCAATACCCTCCAGACCTTCTTTCAGTTGCGTTAGGACATCAACGTGATGGCTTGATTCGTCATCGGTATCATCCATGTTAATCTCAACTGGCGCCCTGTCAGGGTTTTCCGCCAACTCACCACGCGCGGCACCTTCTGGCATAATACCTGTTTCGCTATAGAACTGGCCGCCAATCTTAACGACATCAGCTTTCGCCTGTTCAATATCGGCCTTACCTTGCAGGACTTCACCAGCAGACTTGCCAAGCAATGCCATATTCTCTGGAGACATCCCTGGGGTTTCTTCTGCTGCGTCTTCCGGCAGACGGTTGTAGCCGCTGTTTTTGTCGTCTTTGATGCGGTCGCGCTCTTCATCAGGAGAAATGACGCCAGCATCAATGAGAGTTTTGCCAGTGTTAGCTCTCTTGTCGTTGATTTCTGCAAGTTGAGTGGCAGTAAGTGAGCCAACTGGTTCCCATGCAACCTTAACATCGACTTCCACCCCTTCTGATTTGAGAAGGATTTTATAATGGCGGTCGAGAATTTTTGTCAGGTCATGTTGCTGGCACGTTTCCAACTCTTCGTGATAGCTGACCATCTCAAATTCACCAGTGGCGTTAAAGCCTTTTGGCGAAGTCCCAAGCAGTTTGGTTGACGGAACTTTTGCGATTGCAGCCACCAGCTGGTACTGGTTCATGATGATGCTATCGAAGTCTGACAAGTTGATGTCGAACTGGTCCATCTCTTCTTTTTGACCAAGCACTTTGACTGCATAGTTGTCGCGGTACTTAATCCACATCATCAGACGTTCAGCAAAAGACCTCTCATTGGCAATCGCCTTGTCAACGTCGGTCCGCAGCGTCGTTGTACGCTTGGACATCGCCAGTAATGGCGCTTCGTTGGCGGTACGTTCAGCGGCATAGATGCGTTCATAAATCTGCTGAGTCAGAGGAATGCCGCCGTAAATATAAGTTGGCTTGAGAATATCAGCTGGCTCATCATTGCGCAATATGATGAGGTGACTGCGATGATAACGTTGTCCGCTGATCACCCAGTATTCTGGATCATAGAAGTGCTGTGATGCAGGGTCTGCTGTGTTTTCAGACGTCAGAAACGGCATCATCCAATAAGGGTCAACCTGAATGATTCCCTTATAAGACCCCTTTGTCACACCATCAATGTTAAAAGGCTTGCTGTAATATTCTGGGTCATCGCTACGCACATCAAATATGATGACGCGGATACCAAAAATATTTTTGAATCGTTCGGCTTCAACTAAGTGCTCTTTGATATTAAATTCTTTATCAATTTGCTTTAGGCGTTCGCTTGCCTGTACTGACAATTCTGACTCAGAACTGGATTTGACTTCCCAACCTTTACGGACCGCATCGCGGCCTACCATGGAACACGCCTTGTTCACCAGCCAATGCTGTGCGATGATGGCACAGGCTTGATAGCCGATGAATGACTGTGACAAATACCAGTTTTGAAGTTGAATAGGTACTGTGTATGGGTTGACTTGCCCTTCTGAACTGATGTTCTTTAAGGCATTATCCATAACCTTTTTGGATACTGTTGCGGAATCGACTGAACGACCTTTTATGATTGCAACACCATCGCCATTAATATCAGGCTCATATAAAGGGAAGTCATCAACCGTTTTAAAGGTCGGTCGATTGCTTTCAGTCTTTTCCCAGCGTTGACCGCTGCCGCGCCTTTCAAGGCGTTCAAACGGTGCCAATGGGTCGCCTGGCGGCATCTCCGCTGGTTCGGCTTCTGGTTGCGTCTTCTCCCAGAGTTTTATGCCAAGAATTTTCATTGTTAACGCCACCTGACAGTGAAAGGGAATCAATCTATATTATAAATATTCATGTGTTTGTAAGCAAATGATATGTATGGTGATCATAAATAGTTCATAAAATATTTTGCTTTTGTATCATTTTGAGTTATATTTTAGTTAACCAAACGAAAGGAGATTGAAATGAGCACAACAATTGTATTTGTCGTCTTGCACAACGGCGAAGTCGTTAACGTATGCGAATATGAAGAACTGGCAAAGGCCACTGCTGCGCGATATGAAGGTGCTACTATTGACCCGTGGATTTTAGATGCGCGCAACGTCTTGCAGGCGACTTTGGATGAGTGGCTATTGGGTCGCAAGGTCTATCCAGTAGACGACATCGACTCCATTCAAGGTGAAACAGTATACTTTGAAGATGAATGCGTTCGCGGCATCGGCAAATTTATGGGATTGTGCCCATCTTCATCCAAAAATAAATTTTATCGTATTCAAGTTGAAGAAAACGATATGTTTGACAAGGTCACGCGCTCGATTGTTCCTGGCGGCGGCACTCCAATCTTTATGGCAGAATCAGACATCAAGGGGATTATCAAATGAGAACTTTAACCGAACTCGATGTTTTGAAAGATGTTGCAGCCGCGCTGGGCGTTGAAGTCTCCGAAAAGTCGACACTGGGTGCGTTGCGTCGCGATTTACTCGAAGCCGTCGACCGCAACGATTTTGACCGTAAGTGTTTGCAAAAGAAGATTCGACAGGCAGTAAGAGCGGGTAAGCGATTCCGTGCCAGGTCGTTTGCCGCAAGAAAGCTTGACCTTCAGCACGGAATGCTTTAGTTGTTAAAGGTTAGAGAAGAAGCCGGATGCTGCAACAATTGGTTTCATCAATGCCATGATTGCGGCATCCGCTTTGTTAGGCGATTTGACTCCACGCTTTGCCATATCTTTTTTCGATTCAACTTTGAACTTACCAAGAACAGACGTATCTTTGCGCGGCGCTGACATCTCAAAAAGAAACGTCTCAATCTCTTCCGCAGTCCAAGCAGGAATACCAAGTTCTGGGATGCCGTCTGTGTCGATGGAAATCAACTCATCAGTCGGATATACGGCCTGCCCTGTCGCATACTCATATGTCTTCCTGAATCGTTCGGCAATCTCAGTCCATTTTTGCGCTTTTATGTTTGCGAAATGGTCTTTATTGAGTATTTCAACGTGTGGTAACTCAAGGAAAACGTCATCAGGATCATCAACAGCACCTTGCGCGTTGAACGCATTAAATTCGATTCTTGGGAATGTTGGATTTTCATGGATTGCATACTCATTAAGCTCATCAAATTTTGAACCAGAAAATGCACCAACACCGATGGCGTCATAGGTGATTGATGCGCCGAATGTCAATGCGTCTTTCCAGACTCCGCTTGCGGACTTAAGCAATTCATCTTCCAGACCTTCCCATGTCTTGATGCCACGTAATACGTTGCCTGTGACAAATGCTGTGGCGTTTAAGTCGTCGCCGTCGTCCGCCACGTCGAAGCCTATACGGTTAGACCCTGACAAGCTCCATCCCAGCGTAGGGTGTTTGTGGAGGTTTAGCGCGGCTTTGACGAATGCACGGTTGATGACCGACTTATCGCCGCCTGTCTTCGGTACTCCGCCATAAACGTGTTCTGCCTTTTTCGGGTCGCGCTCATACATGCCAGCGATAACGTCCAGCATTGTTTGCGACAAGAATGGATTGTCCTGCCAGTTAATCTTCTTAACGATGGCATTTTTAGGCGGTCGCATAACAAAGTTCTGGTAGACGAAATCAGCCTCTTCATCAGGGTTAAATATGATCCATATTTCTGACCCTTCCTTACGAATTGTCGGCTCAATAATGTCCCACTGCTCTTCAGTCAGCGCGTGCGCTTCTTCAAGCCAAAGAACGTCAACACCTTCTGTTGATTTGATTTCGTCAACGTTGCGTGCGATACCGTAAAATAAGAATTCAGATTTTGTTCTTTTATGTTCAATAGAGTTCTTTAATAAATTGAACTCATCTTTAAAATCAGAAATCTCTATTTTGTCTTTTAATAGCGTATATACTGATTCAGAAATCTTGTTCTGGAATTGTCGAACGCAAAGGAATTTTAATTTGAAGTTTGCCGCCAAATAAATAGCAAAACCAGCGGCATCGTGCGATTTGGAAGATGCACGACCGCCGTATATGACTTTGTATCGCGCTTTCGTCTTCCAGACTTCTCTTAAAGCAGGATTCAACTGGTACATGACTTTCCAATTATGTGTTAATATTTTATTCATATTATAGTTTGCTTGAGACAGCTATATCAAGTAAAATTGTGATTCCAGCTTAGTAGTGGATAAAGGGTGATCTTTTTGGCCAGATTATTTCTGGCCATTTTTTTAATTTAAATTCACAAAAAGTTTGCCTTTCTGAAATTCTGCATTATAATCATATTAACTCAAAACCGGAGGTAATATGAAACTCATCGACCGCGCCATCAAAGCCATAGACAACCATTCCACCGCTATTGCATTTGTGATGGGATTCTGTTTTACTGCTGCGTTTGGCGACGTTCACACATTCAAGTCTGTCATCTTGTGCTGGTCCATCTGGTCCCTTATTTCTCTGGTTTTGATTCTTCCGATGACGTGGCTTGTTCTTACTTGTCTTGAATCTCAAGGTGAAGACTGATGAGACTATCAATCAAAGAGCGGGCAAAGCGGCCCAAAAGGAGTGAGCCAAAGGCCAAATACACATGCGTTGGCGGACCGTTCGACGGTCAAGTGATGTGGCTTTCAAAATCTAATCCATCGACGGTTGAGTTCAGCCTTCGTGGAATGCGCGGCAGATACCTGCTAAATAGAGAAACAAGTGGCAGTACATTTGTGGAGTGGAAAGAAAATGGCAAATGAATTAACCTTAACGGTGCCAAAAGAAGTGCTGGACAAGGCATATGCAGATTCTGTAAAAGAATTAGCTGGAGTGCTTGGAATTGAAGCTGAACGTTGAATTCATTTTCAATTCCTAAAAGATACTCTTCAAATCAAAGAGAATAGAGAGGCTGGAAGCGGTACGCCTTTAGCTCTAGCAATCCTCTATGCGGGACTTGTTTTGCAATCTGGAGATGAACTGTGAATCGTTGGTGCAGTTGGAAGCTTAAGCGACTTGCCTGGGCCAATGCCGCCAATTCTGCTGGCCCAATCACCGCTGGCGTTGGGTCGGTATGGGATGGTGAGGGCCGTTGGGACTCGCTGTGTGGCACGCGCCTATTCTTTCGCGTAAAATAATATTCACCCTTCCCGATGTGGGAAGGGAATTTAAAGAGGTTATCATGAACAACACTTTATCACAACTGCTAATCTGGACCATTGCGGCTATCATCGGCACCGTTATTATGATGTCAAGCGCAAAGGCTGAAACGGATATTTGCGGCAGACTTATTTCTGAGAATGGCGAGATTTATTATGGCAACTCAAAAGGCGATTATATATCGCCTGAAGTTTGCGCTCAGAAGAAAGCAGAAATGCAAAAGCAGTATCATGAAGATCAATCCATATCTCAGGCCGCGCTGATTGAATTAAGTATATCAGCCATCATCTTTCTAATCGTTTTTATGCTCATTATTAAACCAAATAATGACAGCAACCGTCATATTCCTCTCAAAAGAAATTAAGGCTATAATACGGTTGTCGACAAAACGAGGACCGTAAAATGCCAAGGCTAATATTCAAAAACAACTTTGAGGTCGCGCTGGCCCAGCCAACGACGACTTCAGACACAGCAATCACAATTCGCTCAGGGTCGGGCTTTCCGACCTTGGCCGCGAACGAGCGTGTAGTGGCGACAATCGTCGACGCTGCAACAGGCCTCCAATTTGAAATCGTCACAGTAACAGCCGTAGTTGGAAACGTGCTAACCGTGCAGCGTGCACAGGAAGGTACTGCAGCGCGTGCATGGGCAGCTGGTGATTTGCTTTCCATTCGAACAACTGCCGCGACTTTGACGGGTGCTGTCCGAAACTTTGGAGAGATTCCTAACGGAATAAATCTCAATGCCTTGACTGGTTCATGGTTTGGACAGTATTCCCAACCGATAAGCTCAGCGGCAAGCACGGCCCTGAATTATCCTGTTGATAGTGCAGGCGTGTTGGAAGTCCAGCAAACAAAGGCTAACTCGATAGAAGGTTGCGTGCAAATATACAGAGCGTACAACTTCCCATTTAACTACACCAGGACATATGATTCTGTAAGTGGATGGACAGAATGGCGCAAGTTTTTCACGAGTGGCGATATAATTCCAGTCGCCAACGGCGGCACAGGGCAAACTACCATTCAGGGTATGAAGTCCGCTTTTGGATTTGGCGCAGTCGCTGATCAAAACATCGTCCCGACTTCCATGGGCGGTACTGGCTCAGCAGACAATGCTCAAGCTTGGCTAAATATTCGTCCACAAGGGTCAACTCCGCTGGCTGGCGACCCTGTGAATGATTACGATGCTGCAACTAAGCGTTGGGTCGAAAACTTAGTTAACACAGGCACCGTTGGCCCAAGCATGAACGGTGTTATGAACTATGGCGTTGGTGACTTCCACTTACGCGACAGTCGTGCATATATTCAACCGTATGAAGTCGTGTCTGATGGACAGTTATTGAATCGAGCGGATTGGCCTGAACTTTGGGCTTATGCTCAGATGCTGTCACCTATTGCCGATGCTGACTGGCTTGCAAACCCAGCGAAACGCGGCAAGTATTCTCTGGGTAACGGAACGACGACGTTTCGAGTGCCTGACAGGAACGGTGTTCAAACTGGTTCCATACAGGCCTTATTTGGCAGAGGTGACGGTGGGAATTCATCATCCAACGGGGTTGTGTCTGAATCAGGCGCTCCAAATATAACTTACACAGCGCCGCACACAATGGTGACATTGGCTTCTTTGCCAAACCAGGTGGCGACTAACGGTGCTTTTCAGTCAATAACTTCGGGTGACTCTCCTGCGGCAGCAGGCTCTGGGTCAAGATTCATACAAACAAACTTTGACGCCTCTCGCTGCAGTCCTGTTTATGGTCGTTCAGCAGCGGAAATTGTTCCGCGTAACTTCGTAGGAGTCTGGGTTATTCGTGCATCGGGCGGATTCGTTGCCGCGAATACGTCTTGGAGCGTAATAAATGCAGACTCAAGCGCACCAGTGGCAGGCACCGTGGTTGTCGGCGGCAAAGTGGAATCAAAATATAGCAATCCTAGTTCATCACAGTTTGCACGCCTGTACTCAAGTGCTTCATGGGGTTCTTCTAGTTGTGCCGTCGTAGAGGCGGAGGGTTCTTCCAAGCACGCTTATAAATTCTATGAAGATGGCACCGTTGACTTCCGACAGTCAGGGAAGACTAACCCATTCCGCATGTATACAAATTTGGGGACATGGAATGGCATCACGGATGCCTCGGCAGCAAACCTGACCACTAACGGAATGGACAGAGTGGCCATCGCGAGTGGATCAGATACTCTGGTGCGCGGCTATTCTCTCGGAGGAATCAAGCCTAATGGCTATCCGACCAAGGTTGGATACCATATGTACTTACCAGGGAATGATGCATTCGGCATAGCTTGCGTGGTAATCGGTGGAGATAACGGAAAATTTTGCCGTTACTTTTTTGACATTGGTGGTCAAATATATGGTTCAACCGATTACGGTAACTTCAGTTATACAAAAAATGGCACTTCTGACTCACGTGTAAAACACGGCATCGCCCCTGTTGGAGTTGATAAATCATACTCTAATATTAAAGGACTGGAATTTGTAGAGTTCATTTATGACAATGACGAACAAAATCGAGTTCGGCATGGCATTATTGCACAGCAAGCAGAGGTCGTTGAGCCTTTATATGTTAAGACGCGTAAGTATGTTGGCAGCAATCCAGGAGAAATTGTTGAACAAAAAGAACTTGACACAACACCTATGCTTTTGGATACGATGCACGTGGTGCAGGAGTTGATGAAGAAGGTCGAGTCACTAGAGGCAGAGATAGCCGCGCTAAAAGCAGCGAAATAATTCACTCAAGGCGCTGAAAAGCGCCTTTACTTTATGCACTATTAAGTTATACTCATTATACGTTAACAAGTGAGGTGAATGAAATGAAATTTGAAGACATCGACAAGGCCCAAAAAGCAAAGGTGCTGCCTAAATATGTCATCTGTGGTATTGATCCTGAAGACAACCGCTTGGTTTTCTTGAAACAAGTTGATAGCAATGATTCTGGCGACGCAGTTAATTGGTGCATTCCTTTATTTGAGACAGCAGAAGAAGCCCAGAAGGTATTATCAGAAAGCGATTTGCCTAAGCACTATAATGTGGTTTCACAAGATGAAATGGCAAAATTAGTGTTTAATTCATGGACGTTGGGGGATAAATAAATGGATAAAGAGTCACGGCGATTTGCATTTTGGGGCACGGTATGTATTGCCGCGCTGTTTGGTATCGCTTACGCAATCACTTACGCTGCTGCGGCATAATTATGATCATCGATATTGAAAAGGCTCTCAAGCGCGAACTGACGCCAGGTGCAACTCCTGGCGAGGAAGCCTACTACCGACCGAAAGCGCAGCGCACCAATGAGATTCCTGTCGTTAAGCGGACAGTGAATAAGAACGGTCAAAGGTCGCGACCGCGCTCTATCCGGTCCGGTGAAAGGCTGAAAACGATTCGCCAGTGTCTACAACGTCTCGAAATCATGGGTTGTCGCGCTTATATCGACCCTGATGGAAAGGTTATGGTGAGAATTGGCAATAGTACACAACTGCAAGACGGATTACCCTGCGGCGAATCCAGACCCATAGCAAAAACCGACCGTGTGGCTACTGGCCGCGAGGTTGAGGAAAGTTGGTTGGGTGCTTTCTTATTAAAATATTGAGGTTAACATGAATCAAAATGAATCAGTAGCATTCTTACAATGGCTGGAAGGTGTGGTGGAATATTACGCACCAAAGGACCGCTTCATCTTTCAAGGTAAAAGCTACAAGCGCAAAGGGCAGGCCCAGAAAGCAGCGCGCAAGTACTGGAAAGAGGTTTATTCAGAATTTTTTCTCTCAAATGGGTATCATCGGCGCAACGGTATCCGGCGACCCTGCACAATTGGTATCGATTGATGAACGTTGATTTCGTTATGTTCTTGATTATATTAGCAATAAGTGCAGTTTTTGTTGTAGCTATGATTGCGCTTATTGATTGGTTGGATAAATAAATCCAATCGTCACAATTAATAAATCGATTTGAATGCCGCGCTATGCGGCTTTATTATAGTTATTGTTAATCACCCAAATATTAAAGGTAATGATATGTCAAATAAAAATGATTCTATGAGCCACACTTACACTAAAGGCAGCGGCATTGCTTTTGGTTCAAGTATCAAACTTGACGCTCCACCTTGCTATTCTGATGGATTGGAAGTTGGCAACCGTGACTTGACATGGGTTTTACGTCGCCAATCCGATTTAGAAGAGAAGTTGGAAAATATTGAGCGTTCTCTTGAAAGTCTGCGCGACCAGCTTTTTGGTTGTTCTGAAGATGATTCTAAATCTCCAGAGTATTGTGTTAATCATGGTTTGATTGATAATATGCTCGCCATAACCGCTCGATCAATTGGTAAAACTGTGTCCATTGAGTCGTTGATCAGCCAGATTGCTGATGGATTTGGTGATGCCCATAAGAGTGAATAGTGGGTGTTGCTGATTTAACCGTGAATCGTGGGTCGCTTAGGGCGGCCCTTTATTTTGCCTGCCGCGCAGGAGTGTACTGCAAATTTCCTGTGGGTACAAAATAGTACGGTACTGTCCAGGACTTTTTCTTTGAAAAGTTAGTGGACCAAATGTGTCGTATTTTGATTAGTGTACTGCAAATTTCATCAAGTACCAAAACGCACCAAAAGACCCATGCCATAAAAACCACACGAACGCAATAATCAATCGCCGTTACAGTTTCCAGCGTTACAATTCGAAAGCGAATGATTCGACGCATAATAATATGAAGCATAATGATTCGAAAGCGAATGATTGCGTGTAGGATGATATCGGTGGGGATTATTCTAGATGTCGGTAATTTCGCATGCGTACTATTTTCGGGCGAAGGGTCCGCATATTTCTCGTTTTAGTTCGGAACGAAGGGAAAGTTTTGCGCCTTTATAAAACAACGACTTACGCGACCCGCCCTAACGGTCCGATATAGGTGTCTATATAAAACAACGACTTACGCGATGTTCTCCATTTAACGTAATACCCGTTATGCGAACTAAGGAGCATCTCGACGAAGATTATGCGACGACGAAGGGAAGGATAAAGGAGTTTTCGCGGAGAAGCGCATCGAGATAGGGACGAAGAAAAGCCGCGACTAAGCGCGGCCTATTAGTAACGGAAGGATATTATAAGGAGACAATTTTAAAATAAGTTACTTCGCCGCCGAGTTGCGGTACAGCGAGATATTCGCCGCCGATTTCGGTAATCGTATAGACGAAGCCGTTAATCGTTACGCGGGATGATACGATGTCCTCGTCGCGATACTTGTAAAGGTCGAGGAAGTTGATCGGCTCATAAATAGGTTCGATAGTTGCGTCTACGTTAGAGAGATAAACGCTCTCTAAGGTTTCGCCAAATACGTTAGAGTTTTCGGAAGTCTCGACGCGAGCGGAACGGATAGCGGCTAAAGTAATCATAATAATCTCCTAGTTGGTCGGGCGGGTAGCGACCTATTCGCTACCTCATCCCCTCTCGATATAAAACATTATAGTCTTAGTGTACGAAGAAGTAAAGCACTTTTTCGTTATTCTGCAATAAAATATTTATAAGCCTTATCGCCTTCTACGTCGATATACTCGACGATAATTAACGCTTCGCCGCGCGGCGTAACCGTCTCGATAAGGGTAACGGCTTCGTCGTCGGTCTTCGCGAAGCGGATGGCGCTACGTTCGGCGTACTTAATATCGTCGAAGGAAAGGCCGACGAAAGCGACCGCGCGGACCTTAATAATGGTGGATTCTAGTTCCGCGTTAACGGCGGCGATAAGAGAGCGAACGGTTAAACGGTCTTCGTCGTAAGTAAGGATAGAAGAGATTAAAGTGGTCATAATAAAACTCCCGATGCTAGTAGAAGGAAGGGCCATCGCCCGTCTCGATATAAACAAGTATACGCGAGTGTACGAAGAAGTAAAGAAAAAAGATAAAATAATTTATCTCATTTTTATCGAAAAAGTGCTTTACTTTTTTCTACACTATATTATAATGTACTCATATCGGGACGGGATGAGTTAACGAATAGGTCGTTAACGCCCGTCGAGAACTAGGAGTTTAAAATGGCTATTCTTAACGTTTCTTCTATCCGTAACGCTATCGTCGAGAACTACGGCGTAAAACAAATTTTATCCGAAGTCTACGCCGCGAACGTAGACCAAACTATCGAGGCTGGTGGGGTAACGGTCGCCGAGGCTTTTAAACTTTACGCGGCGTTACCGGAATCGGACCGCGAAGCCTTCGAAGTAAACGTTAACGGATATTTCTTCGAAGCGGTCGAAATCGGTAATATCTTACTCGTTATGGGCGAAGAAGAATTTGAGACCTTCTCCCTCGTCGAAGCGTAAGAGAGGATTTTTAGAGCGTCGTGCGCGGCGCTTTAATAAAATTCTTTCGCGCCTAGCGCCCTAACAAATAGGAGTTTATTATGGTTAGCTTAAATCGTTTCTCGACTAGCGGCGACGTTATCGCAACTAAGACCGCCGACCTCGTTGCATTTTATAATGCAAATTCCGGTTCGAAGCCGATTAAGAAGTTTGCGGACCGCCGGACCGCCGAGACTCGCGTAATCGCGTTAATCGAGTCCTTAAACGCGCTCGATGAGCCGTCCAACGAATCGCCCATCCCCGACGCGAAGCCGCGCGAGGAAGTGTCCAGCGATGTAAAAACGCATAAGGCGCGTGCGGTCGTTAAAAAGGCCGAGCCGACGCAGGAAGAACTCGACGCGATGACCGACGAAGAGTATGAAGCCTTCGTTAAGAGCGGTTTAAACGATAGTGCAAATTGCGTAGTGCAAAATGGAACTCCTTCCCATCGCCGTTCGAATAGCGAAGGTATTGCAAAAAGCTGGGATGATAAGGAAGTGGCGCAAAAGCGTCTTACCCGTAACGGCGTTATGGTCGAGGGTGTAGGCGAGTTCAAATCGGTCCGCGCAGCGTTCGCCGCGCTGGGCTTACCGGATAGCAAGCATATTCGCTTCCGCATGAAGCTTAAAGAAGCTGGACGCTTAAACTTCGAGTTCGGCAACAAGTCCTACACCTTCCAGATTATCTAATCGAATGGCGGCCCTTCGGGGTCGCTTTTCATAGTGCAAATTGGTGGCTTATGAATACGCTCATTCTCATCGCTACGTCGTCCATCGGAAGTGGTCGCACCTTATCCCTTTACGACCATAGTGCAAATTGCGCTTATCCTACGCGCGTTGCGGCAATAGTTAATAGTGCAAATCGAATGCTATTCGAGACTTGTTGGCGGGTCGATAACGAGAAAGGGCGCATCGTCTTAGGTTATAGTGCGAATCTGCTGGTGGAGTCGTTCGATTGGACGGCTGAAGGTCGTAAATTGTTACGTAAAGTGACTAAAAGATGACTTATAATAATACACTTTCTAACGCGTTTACGGTTGTAACCTTCCCCGTCGTATTACCGATGGCCCTAGAAGTGGAGAAAATGTGTTCTAGGGCCGTTTTATGGTGCAAATTGGCTAGTGGCGGGAGAATTGCTCGCCTTCTTTGGCTGCCTCTCCAAAATCCTTGTAGAAATCATCCATGGAACGGCCCATCTTGCTGTTGCCATTTTCGTCAATCATCGTGATGCCGTAGATGATATTCAGTTCACGAATCGCATTAAGCTTGGCTGATGCCGCGACTTCTGGATCACGCACAAGCTTAACCAAATTGTGAATTGCACCTTTTACGCTCCAAAAATCCTTGAGTGGCATCTCTTCCATACGCTTTTTGAAGCGCATCTTGTAGTATGGATTGCGTTGCGCGCAGAGGATTCGCTGGCCAGTGTAGTTATCTGTTGCAACTTCCATTCCAAATACTAGTGCAAAAGCTGCGCGCATGTCATGACCCTGAATAACAAGGTCAATGAACTCATCGAATAAAGCCTGATTGTGCTCTGCGAATCGCGGGTCTTCAAAGTCTTCAGGCATCGCTACATAATCTTGACTCATAGTGCAAATCCCATAGTGCAAATTAATAGTGTGAATTATACAATGGATGGACATTATATTCAAGTGCAGATTGATGGTCATTATGGCTATAAACGTACACAAATCATAGTGCTGGATGGATAACGGACCGTGGTGCGTGGTGTACTGTTTGATACGTATAAAAGAAATCCATCCCTTTTGCCGCTTGTTATGCAAATCAATGACTTAGCCACTGCTGGCTGGTCGAAGCGTATCATGACGTATCATCCGTATTGCCGCAAGTCTTTGTTTTTACTTATATCTTACGGATAATACGTTAAATATATAAATTAACATAAGTATGAGGATATGAAAAAAATTAATATAAATGTTTTTAAAATGGAGTTAATTAATTTTTCGAATTCTATATATAACGATGCTCAGTTTTATCCGTATCATCCGTAAGATTAATGTACAAGCCAGGCGCGGCAAGGGCTGTACACTCTTACGGATAGAAAACCATGACGTATCATGACGTAAGGGTGTACCACTTTTGAAAATAGGAATCCAGGAACGGCGCGGCCTGCAGCCACGATACGCTTAATTTTTAACCGTATTTTAGGCGTATCAAATGTGTTCAAAACCACGTTTCACGACCCAAGAAAATCCAATCCATAGATAGAATCTAACGAACACCACGGACCAATAGCCATACACTATTAAAATATTAACAATCCTGTTTATATATATTTCTAAATATTTCCGCACAATTAATAAATAAAACACAACCTCATAATTATTCCATCGCAAAACACGACCCAAACAACAAAAGGCCGCATAAAGCGACCCATTGCAAACATTCCATTCTTCAAAACACACAAATCAACGTTCTTTATCTGCTGACCTTCCAGTCACCATTCCTTTTATCACGCTTCTTTAACTCCGTTTTAATGACATTATTATCAACAGTCACTCCTAAACGGCGCAATTCACACATTACCTTGTGACGATATTGTCGAAGCTTTTTGACGTCCATTGTGCTCCTTGAATAAGATAATACCATAAAAATAATATTATCATTCATCTTGTAACGCATACAAGTTTTATAATGCCTTTTAAAAATGGCATTAACGGCATCTGTTTTCAGCAATTCATCCATTAATTCTGGATTCCCTTCACAGACGTTGATGACCCATTCATCCCTTGATTTTGCCGCTTTCAATCCCCTTAGAGTTAATAACTCATATAATGCCTTTCTGCACTTAGAGCAATCACCAATTGTAAAACTTGATTCCATTTCTTGAGCATCGGTCAACTCTGTATTGCCTTTGTTGAATTTACCGCACAAGCTGATTTGCTTGCCGTTGTCAAAGTAGTGGGCAAGTTTTGAGTATCGCGGCTTGCCCCATCCTGCATCGTTACCCATCACCCCTCCTTAACGACCCGATAAGCAACAATCTTTGCACCAGTCGGGCTTGTGACTTTATCCCATGTCAAACTATCCGAAGGAACAGCACCTTTTGATTTATAACCGTTGAGTAATTCAAACTCAACCATCTTCCCAGGCACCGGATTCACGCCACCAAACCACACGGTCCACGCTTCCTCCTTAATCGGTACGTTGCGCTCCTTGTATTTCTCAACAGCCTCGCTAAAAAGCTTGATAACATCTTCAGCGGCTTTGATGCGCTCGCGGTATTGCTCAATCTCTTTTGTTAGCGACTCATTAAGCTTGAGCAGTGATTCATAGTCCTCATAGTGAATCCAAGGACCATCCTCATTGACCGCCATCCCCCTTGTTGACGATGCAGTTAAATCGATTGATCATTTTAAGCTCCAGGTATTTAACAGGGTGTTGCGTAAGTTTTGCACTTCTATCTTGAGAAGGTCAATTTGCAAGTCACGATGGGCCAGTTCAGCGGCAATGTCCGACTTGCTGTAGAGTCCTTCATGCGTCATTGCATAGATGTGGCGAGTATAATAGCCGCCCTCGTCGAGTTGCTCGATGTCACGTTGCCCGACTGCGTATTGTTTATCGGTCATAATTTCACCTTCTCATAAACGGTTGCCACTGCACCTTCGCCCTTGCTCACGTGCAACTTAATGATTACATGCATAGCGGCGCGTAACGGGTTGTCGTGGCTGCCGCTGCATTTAAATGATGCAATGTCCATGGCGTCCAACGCGACGTAAGCCGAGTAGTCACGGTTTGGTTCTTTGTTGCCGCAGTTTCGCACGACGCTGACATCATTGGCAAGCATCACGGGCCAAGCTGCTGTGATGTCGTTGCAGTAATCTCGCGGATAAGGGAAACGGCCTTGCGGGTCGACCAGTCCGTGCACGTACTCGTTGACAACCGCATCGCTTAACTTGAACAGTGAGTCATCGCCGCCGTAAAGCTCGCCGCGCACCAGTTCTTCTAAACGTTCTTTATGTTGATTCATCACTTATTCCTTGACTGGATAAAATTTAGGATTGGCCTTGTAGAATGCCTTGAGCCATGCCTTTGCTTCGGCAATGCTGCTGAACTCTTCCTTGGAGAGTCCGGTGCGGTCCTCGCCTGCGACCTTGAAATGGATGCGCACCTTGAGCCGAAGGTTGGTTGCTCTCGCGTAGTGGCCTTCATAGCCGTCATGGTTAAGACTTACTATCGCGGCGATCATCTCGCAGTCTTCTTTATCGGGATTGCCGCTGTAACAAATCGGCCAGCCGCGACGTTGGAATGACCTGTATGAGCCTGTCGGCTCAGGGTCCACGTACCATTTCAATTTCATTTAACCTTCTCCAATTGGAATCTTGCTTCTGGAAAGCCTGCGACAAACATGTCACTTCCCTCGACATCACGCTTCACGAACCAACGCATGCCGTTGACAACCGTGAAGACAATTTGCCTTCCATCAATAATAAGTCCTTTTGCCTCATAAAGCAAATAAGTCTGACCGACTTTGAAGCTTAACATATCCTTGCTTGTGCTGGTGCACTTGAGCCGCCACTTGGTGAGATTGGATTCGCTTGCCTCAATGTCAACAACCTTACCGCGCAGCGGCGATGTGCGCTGAAGTTCGGCCATCTGTTCATCGAATGTCAGCTCACGGCCTTCTTGTTCTTCCATCATTCCTCCACGACGCGATACTTTATGATGTCATAAACGCTTCCGTTGTGATGCCATAGCCATCCCTCTGAATTGGACGAATACGACGACTTTTCTTCATTCCTCCACATCAACATGACCTTCTTACCAGGCACCGGATTCTTTCCTCCAGCCCATTCAATCCAGCCTTCCATTGATTCCTCTGGTCGCGCCTTAAGATGCTCATGCTTCTCACCGATGTGGGCGACAGGTTGACGGCTTCCGTAATAGAATGCCAATGCAACGTCGTAGGATGGATGGGTGTTGGATAAGCAAATGTCATCGCACCAAAGCTCCATGGTGCGCGACTTAAGCGTCATCATGTTAATATACCACTCGATGGTGTAGTGGTCGTTAAGGTTGCCGACGATATAGAAGTTGCGACAAAACACCATATCGTTTTCCGACTTCTCGCGGCTATAGCTTCTGATTGCGCCAGCCTTTACAGCCATTTCCAGTACTGCTTCGAGTTGTTCGATTTTCATTGTTGTCTTATCCTATTTATTTGATTGATGTTGTGTAAGAATATACCTTCTTGCGCCGCTTTGCCTTGTACAAACAACGGTCGCCGCTGCGGTTGTAAATGTTAAGCCAGGTGCGCTTACTAATCTTATACGGCACATGCGGCTTGATGAATAATAAACGGGCTTTAAGATTTGATGTCATAACTTCCCTCCAAACGTTGCAACACGGATGCCGCGCCGCTCGAACGTTAACATTGGGTTAAGGCCGTCAGCGCAAGTGATGAACAAATCATCAACGATAAGCTCATATCCGCCGACGTAAAGGATGAATGTGTCATCGCTGTTCTTCAACAGCATTATGGCAGCAATTCCGTTTTTGTTATTATTGAATCCGTGCACCGTCACCTCACCGACTTGCCTTTCAGTAAAGGTTTTAATTGCACCACAGTTCACGGCTTCTTGCAAAGCGTTCAAAATCTTTTTCTTCATCGCTTCTGTACTCATAGCTCACCCTCTTTAAAAACAAAGCCGCTGATAACAGATTGATAGTATTCCACGCCGCGCACCTCTACAACCTTGCAACGATGAGCCTGACCCTTGTATTCTATCCACCAGACTTCCATGTCAGGCAAGTTGTTGCGACGCGTCAACCAGCCGTGAAACAGCTTGTATGTTTCGCCGACCTTAAAAGGTTTCAGTGTACCGTAAGAATCAACCTTGAATGCGCAGACAACATCTTTGCTGTCTTTGTGTACAGCGTCATGAAATAATCCGCTTCTGCCAAACCTTTCGTCGTAACTCATAATCATTCTCCTTTGCTTGATGAACTAAGTATAATACAGGCAAATAAAAAGGCAAGCATTTAGCTCACCTTTTTGAATTAAATATTCTTCGCCTCTTCGTGGAGGCCGACTGACCTTAGTTTGCGTCGCAAGTAAGCTTTCTTCTCGCTCTCCCGCCCTTTCGGAGTGACGCGCCAGCGTAATGTGTTCTCCAGATTCTTGCGTCGGTTGTGCTCGTCGAGTAGCTCTACCAGTGCCTTTGCGTCGTCGAGTGTTAACACCACGGGCCGCGACCCATTAACGGCTTGTCGAAGCTTCCGTGCGGCAACGGCTAACTTAGTCATCGGACCCTTGTTCACGGCAACTCCTTATTCATAGGCGTGATAGACAAAACCTTCACTTCAGTGATGTCACGGTTGTATTCGCGCTTGATTTGTAGAATCTGAGATTGGATGCGCGCAATAAAGTGCGGCGTGATTCCTTCCTTAACGTTAATCCAGGCCGCAATCTGAATTGAGTCGATATCACTTCTCAATGTTGTTGGACAGTAAATCGTACTTGGTGCGCCGTAATCCCGTTGCACTTCATAAGCAGAAGCTTTGAATGACACAAGAAACATTCTTTCTTCAAGCTGGCTTTCGCTATTAGGATTCTTATCACAGTTAGTCATGTGCTGCACAAACTCTTCGTGTGGAAGGTGCATAACATCGTGGCAGTAAGGGCAGCGCTTCATTCTCATTTTATACCTCGTGCAAGAAAGATAAAGATTTAATGCAGATGATTTCTTTGCCAGAAACTTCCTTGATCGTCTCCAGCAAGCTTTCATAAGCCTTTTTGGTGATCACCATTTCTTTAGTGGTGACGATGCCTGTTGCGCCTGATCCATCTTCCGCTTCTGCGTGATAATGATAATAGTAACGCGTCGAGTTGTCAGGGTTAGCTTCACAAACGTTTACGTGATGCAAATATTCTTCAACAGGAAGTCGCATCGTTGACAAGCAATGTGGACATCTTTGCATCTTCATTTTGCATACTCCATAGCATATTGCTGCAGCTTAAACGCAGCCTTTTGTAATTGTTTATGACGTTCAAATAAAGCCTCACGCTTTTCAGCAGGGCAATCGGCGCGAAGCATCGTGATGGCAAGCTTCGACATTGCGTTCAACAAAAACTGAAAGCGCGATACCATGCGCAACTCATTGCGCTTATTGAATGACAACTTGCCCAGCGCGGCATTCATAATTGCACCTCGACACACGATTCACTAGCCTTGAAGCTCCAACCTTCCAGACCGACTTCACCGCAGTAACGCGCCATTGCACGCTCGTCCAAAAACCAACCGTGATATTGCTCTATATACTTTGGTTTTTCCGAATAACAGTGAATGACTCCGTCGTCATCAATGGCCACGTAACGCGTGCCAGGCGCGACTGGTACAACTACGTCAGGGTGGGCGATTGGCCAAGGCTTGATGTGTACAGCTGTGTCTAACTTAACGTTTGGCACCCTTGAAAGGTCTTTGTGCGCGTCTTCGTCCATTCCTAAGTAAATCATAATTCACCTCGCTTGTTCGTCTTGATGAAAAGAGTATAAATATTGATAAAAGAAAAGGCAAGCATTTAGCTCACCTTTTTGATATTCATTTTACATAGTGGAGTAGGTCAATCTCTATCTCGTGCCTTGTCCTTGTTATCTTTGTATCACCCGTCCGATGGGAGAATTGATAGAAGAAAGAGTCTTTGTGAGCACCTCGTTCAAACGTCATGCTGGCAATTCTGCAACCGCATATTGCATCAAGCTTTGCTCCGTTAGACAAAAGGTTGAATGTCAATACAGTGTTATCCATCCTTGCGTTTTGTTTGATGCAAGACTTTAAGAACACATAAGAGTCAGCAAATAATGCGTGCCTTTTACAAATCTCTTTAACCTTTTCACGCTCATGCGCGGCGAGTATCTGATCACGGGTCATCACTGCACCTCTGTTATTCCGGTAATTCGAACGATGACGGTGTCATCCAAATTGAACTGCTGCCGCGCGACGCGTTTGATGTCATCCTTAAGGTCCGCAATCAACTCCCTTGTTAACACTGTACGCTCTGAAACATCATATTGAACGTCAAAGGTATACTCACCATAAAATACCGCGCCATTCGGAAGTTGCACGACATAGAATGCCATATACATAGCGTTGATATAATCTTCCATTATACATTCTCCACGGGTCGACGGATGAGTTTGCGTAATCCTTCGGGCCATACCTTCTTGATCACGGCTTTCGCTGGGCTGGATGAAAGTTTCTTCAGCTTCAATAGGACACATCCTTCATCATCGTTCGGTTGCACCTGGATAACGACTCGCGCTTGTCGGTCGATGACCATGACATCGCCAACGCGAATGTCTTTTACCAACACGCCCATCTCCTTCGTGCCGGATACGCCATTGATGTGATCAAAACCTTTTCGCAACGGCTTCATTCTTTCTTCTCCTGCCATTTCTCTGACACGTTTCTTAATCTCTGCGCCAAAAAGCACTTCGTCTTTAACATGAGCCATGGTCGAGTACCTTATAAAGAATGCAAGAAGGACTGCTGAATTCACTTAATGCGTAAGCCACGTTCAAGCTGCCAGGTTCTTTCTTTGCGTTTGTCACTTCCATGTATTGGCAACCGTTTATGCTGTATCGCCTTACCACAACAGCATTGAAAATCTGACTGCCGTAATATACGCAAACAATAACGTCACCAACTTCTATCTTATCAGCCGGAACAGGCTTAAGGCGCGGCTTTTTATCAACATAAGTTTGAATAGGAACTCTTACGCAACGTGATTGATGGTGAATAGGTCTTGTTGCACCCTTGACGTTGCGCTTCAGCAACTCATCAATGGCATAGTCAACATCATCACTTTCAAACTCCTTCATGATGAAGTCTCTTACCCTTACACGAAGGTTAACATCTGCTTCTGCACGTCTCAATGCGTGCAGGATTTCTTCAGACTCTTCTTTCTTTAACATTAAAGGGCGATGGATGATCATAATTAACCTCTGATTTGTGACACAAAACGTTTATAATGTTCTTTGGCTAGGACGCGTGCGCGCTCTTTCGTATGGCCGCTGGCTTCAAGTACGCGGCGAAGCTGCTTGATTGCATCTGCCTTACTGATTTTATTATCGCTAAATTGATATTTATTCATGCTTCACAAGCCGCCTTGATTTGACGTGGAGTTACAATGACAACTTCACCAACCAGTGATTTGTCATCTTCTTTAACTGTATCGATTCTTACACGGTAATGATTGCGACCGCGCGAATCGGTAAGGTATTCATCCAGCTCAAGGATGGTGCCTGCGCGCATGTGCTGTCCTGCTACCCAACGGATACGGTCGCCAGCCTTAAGGGTTTTCTTGCTCATCTTCAACTCACTTATAATATTTAAACATTGCCGCGCAAAAGTCTTGCATGGCATTCTTAATTTGCTTCTTGAACAACGGGTCATGCATCGTCTCAACATTCGTCTTAATCCGAACGTGACCGATAACATCAAACGCAGTCGCTGGCATCGGCTCATAGATTTCATGATCGTTCAAGATTATATCTAGCTTTGACTCAGAAATCACGGGATAATTCTTACCAGCAGTAAATTGGTCATCAATAGATGATGTGCACTTGACAAAGAATATTTTGTATGTAGTAATCATAGAGAATCCTTCGGGCCGCAGTAGCGCCCGTCCAGGTAGCGGTCATATTGGATTAAAGCGAATGTTTTTAACGAAAGGTTACGGCGCTTAAACAGATTACCAGTTGCTGGATTCTGCTCGTGCGCCGTTGGATAAAGGCGTGACAGGTAGTGGATGAGGACTTGTAAAGCCCTACGTTGATTTGTTATTCTCCCCTGTGTATTCATGGCTGAATCTACCCTCTGTCAATATCCGGTCGTGGATAACTATACCAGTACAGCGCAGGCGGTTGGCATTGCTTCGCGCCTTTGCTGCTTGATGAGGATTGAACAAGCCAAACAAACTAGCCTTAAAAGCAAACTGGTAATATTTGATTAAGGTACTAAGTGCTAACTCAATCCTGTCTAAATTAATCATAATATCACCTCGTCAGAAAAGCAAATATTTTGATGATGATTATCCTGTGGCCTGCATATTGCGTACATACTTCTGCTCTAATGAATAGATGAAGTCGGCGACAGTCAATCCCTTCGTGTGCCATTCATACATGGTGAAGCCTGTATTCAGGAAATAGCCGCGCACCTTGTCCATCGCTTCAGCTTCCTCCATTGAAGCCATCAGCGCGGCGACGTTGTCATAAGAAGGTACAAATCCCTTCTTGCGTAGCGCATTGCGCAAATCTTTAGTTCGGAATCCAATCTTGCAAGGGTCATCACGGCCAGTGGATGATGCAACCTTCGGTAGCGCAAGGAACTCTTTAAGGAACATTGCAATGTTCAAGTCGCCTGCATCATCAAGCTTTTGGATTCGGTTGCGACCGCGACCCTTGAATTCACTCGCACGAGGGTGAGCGCCAAAACAGTGCGCACCTTCCAGTTTAGGGTCAATGATCATTACATCTTTCCCAATGCGCAGCTCTACGTAGTAAAGATAAGACTCATCGACAAGCTTTGTACGCTTGCAAGTGATTGAGTCCTTATCATAACCAAAGCCGCGCAACACGGTTGAGATCATCCGGTTCATTTCTTCGCCGTGAACGTCACTTTCTTTGTTCAGTTCACCAAGATGTTGAAAGAATTTAGCGATGTTGATTGCTTTATTCATCAGAATTCATCCTTATCTCTTCCCAAAGAACGTTTACGCTCAATAACCTTCTTCAAGAATTCAATATCTTCAGGGTCAGACTCATCTCGGATAAGATACGCTAAGATGGTCATCAAATCAGAAATGTATTCCCCTGCTTCATTCTTAATCAGCGGCGTAAAGTAACCGCGCTGGTTGCGATAGGTCGCAGGCTCAAAACCAAGCTTCGACATGTGCGGCGCAAGGGTACGAGAGAAAGGCGACTTGCCGCACTTCGCCCTGAATCCCATAGCAATAGCACCACTGGTGATGTGCCAGCGTCCGCTGTGATGTCGGTCATAAGGCGCGGTGATGACGACTTCAACAAGGTCGTTGTCAACCATCTCATCACGGATAACGCCGCGAGCGCGTTCCATTTCGTTCTTGCTGAACTCAGTAAGCATGCGAGATGTTTCACCAACAAAAGCGTTGTAACCTGCTTCGCCGTGCTTCTCCATCCACGCAGCGCACTCAGCCATAAGCTGCCAAACGTCTTCTTTCAAAGTGGAAAGGTCAGCTTGGAAGTCTTTCGACCAGTTCGGTTGCCCGTCCTTGTCAGCGAGTTGGCCAACAAAGATAGGGTACACACGACGGTTGCCCGTGTCATCACGCTGCATGCCTGCGTATTCGTTGCCGTCCATGATAGCAATCCACTGGCGTGGTTTTACCTGCGTATCTTCAAATTTGAAGTCCAGGTCATCTTCCGTCTTAGTCAGGAATGCTTTCATGTTTTCGATGTCGGCCTTTTTAAAGCCTGTCATCTCGCCAACGTTCGCGATAATTGAGCGACCCGTAATAGCTCGCAAGAACGGGTTGAAGTTCTGCGCGGCTAAGTTCAACGGAATCGGTGTTGCGTGGCGGTCGTTCATAATAGCTTCGCAAAGCAGCTTGCTAAAATAACTCTTCCCTGCGTTCTGGCCGCCGATGAGCGCGATGGAGATTGGCGCTTGACAGCCAGGGTTGGTCAGGCGGTTGTAGAGCGATAGCCAAAAATACACACCGATTTGTCGGTTTAACTCTGTATCGAACGGTCGGAATAGCTCGATAAGGTATTTCTCGATGCGCGCAGTACCGTCCCATTCAGGCAGCTTCTTGTAGAAGAAGTCCATCAGGTCGTCGCGCTGATAACGCATGGCCCATTCCTTATAGGATTGAGCGACCTGACGTGAGTTTGGGTTGGATAATCCTGCTGCGTCGACAGCGGCAACTATCTCTGTGACTTCCAAAGTACGGTCGGTGAATGTTTCGCCGCGATGGTCGACTAAGCGCCCACGAAAAGTATCTTTGTGAGGGAATGGAACAACGCCACTTCCCTTATCAAACAACGCGTCGAAAACCGCATAACGGTTCATGTCACTCGTCCGGTCTGCCTGTAGAACGAAGTCATCTTTGGTAGGCTTGTAGTGAGGGAACTTGATTACCTGAAGTGAGGCGAGCAAGCGTGCTCTTTCAACCAAGTCTTCTTCACCGTAGCATTCCATGCGCTCTGAATCTTTTTCAACAGCTTTATGTTGAAGGCTGATTTTAGCTCTGGTGCCTTGCTGCTCTGCTGCCTGCATTTCTTCCGAAACGCCTGCATCTTGAATTTCGTCAAAGATTGCACCAAATTCATCACCTGTATCCTCTGGAAGATTGTCATTATTAATTGACATTTAATCCTCCTGATACGGCTTTGTTATATTGTTGCATGGATATATCCTTTCAGGGTGCGGTAAATAAACGCCAGAAATCTGGCGTTGTATATTAATATAGTAAAACTCAATTTAAAGCAATATAACTGGTGAACTATCAGCAAGGAAATTGGTTGGCGTATGCCTTTCTCAATTTGTTTACTGATTGAACAGCATGAAGGTATTGGCAATCGGTGAAGATGCGGCGCAAATGATCCATAGAAGACAGGTCATCGTTAGTAACCACCAGAATCTCTTCCGAAGGACAGCCAGCTTCTTTGACAATCTCATTGAGATTTGCGCCACTAATTTCTTCAACACGTTTCACCTCATCGATACCGTAAACATCAACGGCAACTTCGATGTCGTCATCGCTGATATTTTCACCATAAAGAATTACAATATTCATCCACTCACCCCTGCCAAATAATATGCCATATCCAATACATATAATAGCCCCAGGATGATGACAAGGGAAATGATTAATGTGTATTTCTTTACGGCTTTCATAAGTATCTATACCTAAATTTACTGTTGAGGATCACCAATGGAGTCTGTTGCATCCCATTCAACGCGTGCTGTACGTTCTGCTGGTGGACAACCTTCGCCAGCGTGAAGTTCCACAACACCTTCATGAGAGCAGCACTGGCACTCTACAAGGTCGCCATCTTCCCAGGCGCCTTCCTCCGCGTTGCGATGCTGCCGCACCTTGATAACATCGCTCGCACAGTTAGGACAAGTCGAGAGATTGCTGGTAACGTTCCAGGTGAACTCGTTACGGAAAGCACCCATGCTACACCTCTTGATCTCTTTGCTGTTGAATCGCGGCTGAAGCTTCGTCAAAATTGACTGGCTCAACAGTGAACGTTGCGCTGACGGTAAGGTCTTTAATAGTCAGCAGTGTGTTGAATCGCTCGGCCTGAAGATTCATAGCGACATGCGTGGATACGTTAAGGATTGCCCCAACAACTTCCTCCACTGCGTAGCCTGCAAACAAGGGGAGAATCTGGTTGACAAGCTTAAGCTCGTTTTCAACACGAAGCTTTTGCGCTTCTTCAACGGTCATCATTTTTGGTTCGTTCATCTTTTATTCCTTAACAAATTCAGAGTAGTGTTTGGCCGCAGCCGCTTGATGGTGAGCCATGACGCCTTGAAGGGTCGGAAGCTCTGCTGGTTTAGGTTCTAACGACTTTAACAGACATTCAACCTCGATGTTCAATTCTTCGCTTTGCATGAATCACCTCTGCTTCAGTTCATAAAATGATTATAGTTGCTATGAAAATAAAAGCAAACTATTTTATGCCACCTGCACGACGATTTATCATGTCAAGTTGATTCTCAATATAAGGCATGACGATTGCTTCAACAAAAGCAGTCCAACCTTTCTTGCCTTCCCCTTTCCGGTGACAGTCGTGGGCGCAACCGAACACAAACTCATGTTCTGCACCAGGGATAGGGCCGCGAAAGTAAGCGCCATACGGGTCGCCGTTGGTATGCTCTTCACCCCAAGGACAGATGATGCGGCACTTGCCTGACATGTTTTCAACAACATCGCCATCAGACCCCTCGCCCATCTTATTGCGCGCAAGGATTTGCTGGGCTATCTTATACCAAACAGCATCATACTTGTATTCATCGACGTCAATTTGAATCTCACGCTTTTGCGGCATGACGACGTGAAAGCCAAATGCCTGACAAATGTCTTCGATGGTGTAGCGCAAGGAGTAGTCTGCATGGACAAGTCGGCAGCGGAACGGGTCGCCGTTCTCATCGACATATTTATAGGGGCCGTCGTGAGTCACACGCTTATTGTTGATGCACCCAGGAACACGGCCCACGCGCGTTACGTCTTTAATCGTGTTGTCGCCGCCCTTCTTGAGTACCATGTTAACGAAAGACCCAAGGAATGCTTTGAACTGAATAAGATGGTCAATCGGTTCTTTAAAGAAGTACCAAAGCTGGTGGTTGTTCGGTGAAGTCTCGACGATGACAGTCGGCTTCAGTCGCTCAAAAAAGAATTCCAAATCTAAATCGCCTTTGGACCCTTTACCGTGACCGATGTCGTCGACCATCATCGCCATGCCGTGACCAAAGGCCGACTCTGTACGCCAGTATCGCATCTCACCCGTCTTTGGGTTGGGAGACTTACGCATTGAACTGATGCACGCATAGCCGTTTTGGTGCTGCATGAGCGGCTTGCCCAACTTCCAAGGCTTAGGCCAGAAGCTGCTGTTGATCTTCTTGCCGCGCTCATCAGTCTGCACCGTTGCTTCAGGAGCAAACACCGTCATGACGCGCTCATCTTCTGGGATGCCTCTTTGGAGTTCTGTTAAAAACTCTTCAATTATTTTTGCTTCTTCTCTTAAACTAGCCATCTTTCTTTCCTTCGGTGATCAATACCTGCAGTATAATATTGAGTGATACAAAGTCAACAATATTTACCATTTAGTTCACAATTTCGATTTACTTTGCTTTATACTATATCTGCAATTATACTATCAGAAAATATTTCCGCACTAACAAAGGTCGCCTGAAATGAACGAAAAAGAGACGAAGCAACGCGAACGTGCAACACACGTCGGAATCGTTGAGTCCTTCCTTAATACAAGATTGAATTCAAGCCTAACAATCATGCGTTTCCTGGGTCAACCAGACAGAATCAAATTTATTTTTGCCGCAAATCCGGTATCGCTGTACATCCCTGTTGAATCCATGGCGTACTTAGTGCGCGACGAGAAAGGATGGAAGATACCAAACACAACTGTTTTCTTCAGCCATGTTGATGGTGAGATGTTTGAACGAAAAGAAGATTGCCATTTTATTCCAGTATATCTGGACCTTGAAAGCGTAGTGGAGTTATAATGAACATTCCAGAATTTAATGATGAGCCAGTGATTCAGTTTAACGCGCAACAAATCGACGCCATCGAGAAAGCCGTTGCATGGTACAAGCGATTGCAGGACGGTAAAACGACGAAGCGCGTGTTTTTCATCGCTGGCTATGCAGGGACTGGTAAAACCTCTATTGCTCGCGAGATTGTGCGCCGCTGTGTCGGTGAGTACGGCGCTATCTATATTGCGCCGACCGGAAAGGCTGCAAGCCGATTAAAGCAAAAAGGCTGTCGTGGCGCTAAGACCCTTCACCAGTTCATCTATAACGTGCGCGGCGTAAATGACGACAATGAGCCAATCTTTTCGAGAAAGTCAAAACTGGACGAAAGGCCGCACCTTGTTGTACTCGATGAAGCGTCGATGGTTGGCGAGTGGGACACAGAGCGCCTTCTTGATCACCGCATCCCTGTGCTGGCATTAGGCGACATTGGACAAGTCCCTCCGGTAAAAGCCGCCGCCTACTTTACCGAAGAAGCCGTTGACGTTCTGTTAACAGAAATCATGCGGCAGGGGAAAGAGTCCAACATCATCCGTGCCTCCTTCTTCGTGCGCCAAGGCAACCGCCTTCCTCCGCGTGAATACGATGACGTCAAAGTATTGGCAGAATCGCCGCGCGTTACTGCATTGAAGAAATTCATGGGCGAAGATGATCAAATTATTTGCTCCTATAATAGCACCAAAGATAAATGGAATTCATTATTACGGCAAGTGAGCGGACGTATAACGCCAATGCCAGGAATCGGCGAGAAAGTTATTTGCACCTTCAACCAGCACGGGCCAGGATTCTGTAATGGCGAGCAAGGGATTGTTATTAGCTATGAACCAGTGCCGGACTTTGAAAGGGATGAAGATGAGTCGAATGAAATCATGTATGTTAATTTGCGCTCATTGACTGATGGGAAAGATATAAAGGTAAAGATCAATCCTCTTTCCTTCTCTACTGATCAGGAAGTGCGCAAAGAAGCGCAACGCGCTGTTGGCGGGATGGACTATGGCTATGTCATCACGGTGCACAAATCGCAAGGCAGCGAGTGGGACAATGTGTGCGTGCTGGAAGAAATCTTGCGCGGCGTTCCGTACTCCAAGATGATGTACACCGCTATCACCCGTGCTAAGAAGAATCTGACCGTGTACCGTGATTTGAAAGCGCGTTAATGTTGACGTAAATTTACGAAAAATAAAACTGAAAATCAGTTTAATTAAAGTGGCATTGCCGCCATAGTTTTTAGTTGCTACTGGCGGCGACTGAAGGCATAATTAAGTTATCCCAAACGGGGAATATAAAATAAACTAATTTATTTAAGGACTGTGAACATGGCCGAAGCAATCAAAGTATTATCTAAAGAAGAAAAACAAGCAGCTGCAGCAGAACGTCGTCGCGTGGCTGAAGAGAAACGCCTGGCTAAAAAGAAAGAAGCCGAAGAAAAACGCCAGAAGCGTGAGCAGGAAAAACAAGCCAAGCGTGAAGAAGCTGCGCTGAAACGCAAGCAGGCTGCTGATGAGAAGGCTCAGAAGCGTGCTGAAGAAGCGGCTAAGAAAGCTAAAGAGCGTGCAGAAAAGGCTGCTGCTAAGAAAGCAGAGCGTGAAGCCGCTAAAGCAGCAAAAGAAATCGAAAAGGCAAAGGCTAAAGAAGAAGCCAAGCGCCTGAAAGCTGAGCAGGCTGCGGCCAAGAAAGCAGAGCGTGATCAAGCCCGTGCTGCAGCGAAGGCCGAAAAAGAGAAGGCCAAAGAAGAAGCTAAAGCGAAACGCAAGGCAGAGCGTGAAGCTGCTAAGATTGCGGCTAAAGAAGCTGCAGAACAGCAGAAAGAACAGCGTAAGAAAGAAGCTGAAGAACGTCGCAAAGCCATCGCAGAACGTAAGGCTGCTAAAAAGGCAAACGGTCAGCGTCGTGCAAAAGCCACTCACTTCATCTACACTGGCAATGGCCTGAGCCAGCCGCAAGAGCATTCCACTCGTGGACGCGTTCTGGCGGCGATCAAAGAAGGCGAAGTTGGCGTGGCACAGTCTATCGATGAGCTGGGCGAAAAAGTTAAAGATCAACTGTTTGGCGCTTCCGTTCGCTCCTATCTGAGCAAGCTGGAAGAGATGGGCCACATCGAGTTTGTCGATGTTGAATCCAACGACGATGCTGAAGACGGTGATCAAGCGGAATAACCTGTAGGACGGTTATATAGCGGTAATTGACCCACACTTGTTGTGGGTCTTTTTTCGTCTGTACTAAATAGAAATGACTTGTTGCTGTAAAATAATTTAGCTATTATACTTCTCATATCACCCACAAAGGACAAATGAACATGAAACAACCTGTAATGATTATCGGCGGCGGTTTGGCAGGACTTATTACCGCGTGTCACTTCCCGAACTCTATTGTGTACGAAGCAGGGGAGCGAGCGCCACAGCACAAGGCGTTGCTACGCTTTCGCGGCGAAGAAGTAAGCCGTATTACCGGAATCCCTTTTAAGGCCGTGACAGTTGACAAGGCTGTGTATTTTCGCGGCAACTACTACCACGACCATTGCCCAATCAACCTTGCCAATATGTATTCCATGAAGGTCACCAATCAGTTTGGTAGCCGTTCAATCATGAAGCTTAAAACTGCCACGCGTTATATTGCGCCTGATGACTTTTATGATCAACTTGTAGACAAACTGGGTGACCGCATATTCTTCAATACTCCGGTTGATACTCTTTGCGGCTATAGCGAGACTCCAATCATCAATACGTCGCCGCTGCCAGTCATGATGAAACTTGCTGGAATCGATCAAAAGCTTGATTTTTCATTTGATAAAGCAAACATTCGCGTTTACCGATTTAAGATTAAGCGTAAGTGTGAGTTGTATCAGACAATTTACTTCCCTGACTACTCCGTAAGAACTTACCGCGCATCAATCACTGGTGACACACTTATCATTGAAACCATTCCTTTGGTCAGCGTAAGTGCAGCCGCAGTCGAAGCCGCTGGCGGCATCACTCGTTACCGCGACATGAAGCTGCGCGCAGAAGTCGACGAAGTGTTGACAGCCTTTGGCCTCTCATGGAGTGACATTGCTCTTGAAGAAGTTGAAAAGGTAGACCAGAAATATGGCAAGATTGTCGACATTCCGAAAGACTTGCGACACGCTCTACTCCTGCAGTTGACTATGGATTTGAACGTGTTTAGTGTCGGTCGATTTGCTACCTGGCGTAACATTTTGCTTGATGACGTAGCTCATGACCTTGTTGAAGTTGAAAAACTCATCAAAGCAAATAACTATCAAAAATTTGCTTATATTGCTAATAAATAATTTGCTTTCTGCTTCAATGGGCGTATACTTTAATCATTGAAGCAGAACTCATAGAGGAAACGAAAATGAAACGAATCACTGGAATCGCGCTTGCCGCAACTGCTATTCTCGGAACCATGTATATGGAAGCCACTGAAGCTGCTGTACGCACTTCCGATTCAATCGCTGTTTACGATTGCGAAGCGATGGACGGCAAGACCGCAGCGACGACTGGCGCAACAATTACCACTTACATCGGTGTGAACGAGCAAGAAGGTCTGAATATTCAGATTCAAGGATTCACAGGTAAAGGTGTCAACCGGACTCCGTGGATGCAACGTTTCACTTTCGTTCAACCTCGCACAACTGGCGGCTTTGTCAACTTAATCGGTGAAAACCGTTCCGGTGCAGAAGTATTCACATCGATGAGTGCTAATAGTGAACCAAAGAAAAGTTTTCAGTTGCTTTATAATGCACAATTTGTTTATCATTGCACCTTCTCTGGTGATCAGCAACTAGTGAATTACCGTTAATAGGATAATTAAAATGAAAGTTAAATTAATTCGATACACCCAAGATGCACTTGACCTTTTGCTGGAAACAAAGAACACACGCATGACTGGTAAGCCTGTCTCTGAGATGACGGAATCAGAGAAGCAAGAGCACTGGCGCTACATGCTTGACACAATCAAGTCACCTTTTGACTTTGTGGATTATATCTTTGATATCACAGATGTATCAAAGAACATGACACATCAGATGGTACGCACACGCACAGGCGCATATCAAGAACGCACCAGCCGCGCTCAGGAGTCGTCTGCATTTGATGCGATTCGTCCTGCTAAATTCACTTACCCAGAGGATGATCCAAAGGGATGGACTCGTCATGACGAGAAGGCCGCTGAACTGGCAGAGAAGTGGGATGATGCGATGGCGACTATCGATGCTTTGTATCAAGAGCTTCGCGCGGCTGGCGCAGAGATTCAAGATGCACGTGCCGTGTTGCCTTCTAATATGCAAACGCATATCATGGCAAAGTTCAACTTGCGCACGCTGCAGCAGATGGCGTCAAACCGCTTGTGCACGCGCACTCAAGGCGAGTATCAAGAAGTATTCCGCGCAATGGTTGCGGAAGTTCTCAAGGTGCACCCGTGGGCAAATCCATTATTACAGCCGCAATGCATCGGTATGGGTAAATGCGCGTTTCCTCGTCATGGCAAAGCCCATTGCCCTTGGTATCGTGATTGGATGGATACCACGGTACAGCAAGAAGAGTTGCGCATCCAGTTTTGGAGTGCGATGCCAATCACCAACAATCCAGTTGCTAAAGATGGAGTATCAAAAGGATGAGCATTAAAAACAGCGAAATCTTAAACGTATTCGACCTTGACGGAACGCTGTTTGATGACCGTTGGCGCTTAGACCGCATCAAGGTGGCAGGTCCGTTGTCAGACTATGATGACTATCACAGCGGTATTGGTTATGATCAGTTCTATCCTCACATTGCATCAGCAGTAGAGTCGGCATCTCTTCGCGGTGAGGCGGTTGAATATTGGACTGCAAGGCCAGAAAAATACAGACAAGTGACTTTTGAACGTCTGGACAATGTTTTCCCTTTTGATGAATTTACAATCAAGATGAGAGACTATGGCGACAAACGTCCATCAACTATTATGAAATCTGCATGGCTATCGCACGCATTGCGGCACGGCGATTATCGAATCATCAATGTATTCGACGACCGACAAGACGTACTCGCGCGGATGCAAGATGAAGCATTGTATTATAATTCCGTTGCTCAAAATAAAATCGCTTTTACATTTAATCTTTGCAAGGCAGGTGAAGTGGTGCAACAATTAGCAATTGATCCAAGCGCAACAGGGCAAGAAGAGACTAAGGCTGTGGAAGTTGAACAATCTCCGGCAACTGCCGCCGATATTCTTGATGCAATGGCAGCAACCTTCCGTGAGCGCAACGCTGTCTATGGCGATAACGCCGTGATGGTTGGCCAGGTTATGCAGGTGCTTTTCCCTAATGGCGTAACGTTGAAAACGCCGGAAGACTACCACATGTGGCATCTGTTCGAGCTTAAGATTGTCAAGCTTACACGCTTCGCAATCAGCGGCCTGAAGCACGAAGACTCTATACACGATGATGGTGTTTACAGCGCCATGTGTGAACGTCTTGTTAACACCCATAATATTAATTTCAATAAATAGTTTACTTGTGCGTTTCGATGAGTTATATTTATCTCATCGAAACGAAGTCCAAAAAGGATAAATAAATGAAAAAAGTAATTGTTGTAACTGGCTGCAATTCCGGTCTTGGTAAATCCATTTTTGACACCCTTGGCGCTTACGGTCATGAAGTTGTCGGTATTGATTTGGAGAACGGCTATGACATCCGTAACGCGAAACAGATGAAAGAGCTTCTCTCTCAATACGACGTAGAAGGCTTGATCAACTGCGCTGGCGTCAACTCCAACAACTGGTTCGAAGATGTTAACTACGAAGAGTTCAATCGCGTTATGCACACCAACGCCTTCTCTTTCGTCAACACGACTCAGGCCGCGCTGAAAAGTCTTATTAACAACAAAGGTTTTGTGATCAACATCGTTTCCAACGCTGCGCATATTCCTATGACGTCCAGCTTGTGTTATAATGCTTCCAAGGCTGCTGCGCTCATGATTAGCAAGCAGATGGCTCACGAGCTTACGCCTAAATACGGGATCACGGTATTCTCTATTAGTCCTAACAAGCTACGCGGTACTGGCATGTCCAAACAGATTGAAGATGCTGTTTGCGCGACTCGCGGCTGGACTCCTGAGTATGCTGCTGAATACCAGAAAAAGGCGTTGATGAATGGATTGGAAACTGAGCCGCAAGTAATTGCTGACTTCATTCGCCATATCTTAATTACGGGCGCATGGCGCTTTATGTCTGGTACTGATATTCCATTTGGGAAATAAATCATGACTATCAAAGTTGTTGTAGAAGTGATTGGCGACGTGGCAGAAGTGAAGATTGATCAAGAAGGCGTTGGATTTGAAGTAATAAGAATCGAAAACGCAAAGATTAACCACGAGCGCGTCGGTTCCATTGAGACTTATTCCATCGAAGGCAACACAGTAATTAATCAATAATATTTAATTAAGGAAACAAAATGCCACATTTTAAAATTGAACAAATCGCCCTGTCAATTCCAGATGCTCAGCGCGCACAGGATTTCTTGGCTAAAATCGGCCTGACAGAATGGTTCCATGATCATGTTGTTGCTACTGGTCGCGTATTTGAAGCTGATGACTTTAAAGGTCGTCGCGACGATTGCACCAATGAAGCTGACTTGCGCTTCAACTATCAGGCTGGCAATGGTACTGATGGCGGCGCTGGTAAGCCTCTTGAGCTTGAAATCCTTGACTACACAATGGGCTGCAACTGGATCAACGAAAACATCGAATATATCGATGCACACGACAATCAGGTTAGCCATCTTGGCATGCACGTAACTGCCGCTGAACTTGCTGAATGGCGTAAGTTCTTTAGCGAAGAAGGCATTCAGGTTGCACAAGAAGTTGTAACTGACTCTCATACCAACCCGAACATTGCTGGTCAACGTCGTTACAACTATGTGATCTTTGATACGCGTGAAATCATCGGCGTTGATTTGAAGTTTATCGTGCGCTTAAATCAAGACGGTACTCCGTACACTGTATAACGAATCTTGAATCTGTGGCCGTCCTAATGGGCGGCCTTTTTGTAGGAGGCTAATGTGTTATTTCTCCCTTATGACTTCGAAACAACCGGATTGACCGTGCATCCGAAAGCGCCGCTTGGGATGCAGCCGCGCCCTATTGAATTTGCAGGCTTGCTGACAGACGGCAAAGAGATTCTTGAAACGTTTGAATTCATAATTAATCCTGAAATCGTGATTGAAGAAATTATCACAAAGATTACCGGATTAACAAATGAAGACCTTGAGTGCAATCCACCGTTCATCAATTTCGTCCCGCAGCTAAAAGAAATCTTCAAGAAGACTGATGCAACTATCGCGCACAACCATGCGTTCGATAAAAACATTCTTGATTATGCACTACAGCGCGAAGGACTTACGCTTGATGATGTTAATTTTCCAGAAATAAACATATGTACAGTTGAGCAAACCTTGCCTATTTTTGGTCGAAGAGTTAAGCTTCAAGAGCTGTATGAATTATATTTCGGAAAATATGAACAGAAGCACCGTGCATTAGACGACGTAATATTACTGCACAAAGTCTGCCAACAAATTGGCGTATATGACATCTGGAGTAAATAATGTTTCCACAATTGAGAGTTCGCAGCGGTTACACGTTCAAAGAAGTTTATGGACGGCATCCTGAAATTATAGCACGGCTCAAAGAGTTGGGCTGCGAAGTCGCGGCATTAGTTGATAACAACACATGGGGTCACGTTCGCTGGGAAAAGGAATGTCAGAAAAATGATATTAAGCCTATGTTTGGAATGGAGATTCCAATCATCGACCCTGATGCGGACCCGAAAAAGGGATTCAAACCGAAGGCTTGGATATTGGCCCTTGACTTGAAATCTTTTTACAATGCTACAACACTTGCAACGCAGCGCGGTGGACTTACCCGTTCAGAGTTCGGTGCGCTCGATGGCGTCGTTAAATTCTGTGGCGGTGCCGTGGAGTTGCTGCGGCCAGAGGACTACGACTATATAGACGTCAACCCATCATCGTTCCTTTTGGCAAAGCGCCAGGCATTGGCTCATCGTAGCAGTGGAAGGCCGCTGGTTTTAACCGGATACAATCACATGCCTTCTCCTGAGCACGTTGACTTCGCTTATGCTTGGGAAGTGCGCGACACGGTCAAGCCGCACTGCATCGTTGACGCGGAAGACTTGCGCAAACAGCTTAAAGGCATCTTGACTGAAGATGAGCTCAATCAGGCAACGGCCAATGCTGTTGACATAGCAAACGGCATAGTCGGACTTGACCTGAAATTGCGTAAGGCACCGATTATTCACCTTGCTGGTGACATGGTAAAGCTTGCGCGTGAGGGGATGGAGTACCGTCTAAAAGCAGGTCACATCAAAGAATGGACTCAGGAATATGAGGACCGCTTCAACGAAGAAATTCACCAGATTCAGCTGAAAGATTTCGACTCATACTTTCTGGTAGTAGCAGACCTTGTACGATTCGCAAAAACAAAAATGCTCGTCGGTCCTGCTCGCGGCTCATCGGCTGGTTCACTTGTTTGCTATTGCCTCGGCATCACGGAAGTGGACCCAATCCCGTATAAGCTGCTGTTTGCCCGATTCATCGACGTAAGCCGCGCCGACCTTCCTGACATCGACATCGACTTTGAAGATACCAAACGCTATATGGTGTTTGATTATCTTAAAGAGAAATACGGCGAAATGAACGTTGCAAAGCTTGGCAACATCAACACGCTTAAGGCCAACTCAGTAATGGCTCAAGTTGGTAAGAAGTTCAACATTGGATACCACGAAACAGCCAACATTAAAAACGCACTGCTTGAATACTCATCCGGTGACGCCCGTTATGGTCACGGCCTGGAGGATACCTTTGCAACAACGACCACGGGTCAAGAGTTCGTGGCTAAATATCCTGATGCCGCGCGTTGCATGGGTGACCTTGAGATTCACCCGTCCCACACAGGTGTTCACGCAGCGGGAATCATTGTGTGTAATGACCCAATCTCTGATTACTGTACTGTAACTGCAGAAGGGATTGCGCAAATCGATAAGCCTGACAGCGAATACCTAAACCTTTTGAAGCTTGATGCGCTGGGCCTTCGTACTCTCGGCATTATTTCTGATACAGGCGTTATTGATGCTGAAACGCTCTACGGAATCAAGCTTGATGATCAAAGCGTCCTTGACATTCTTAACGAAAACAAGATGTCAGGCATCTTCCAGTTTGAAGGTGATGCTGTACGCTCAGTAACAAACTTTGTTCACGTCGATAACTTTAACAAAATCGACAACCTGACAGCTTTGGGTCGACCTGGCCCGTTGTCGTCCGGTATGGCCCAGAAATACATTGAACGCGCGGCAGGACGTGCGGCGATTGAGTACGACGTGCCGCAGCTTGAGCCGTACTTAAAAGAGACTTACGGCGTGTTTCTTTACCAAGAGCAAATCATGGCCGTGGTTAAAGAGATTGGTTCATTTGACTGGGCGAAAACATCCGCTGTACGTAAGGCAATGTCAGGTCGTAAGGGTGAAGAATACTTTAACAAGCTTGGCGAAGACTTCGTTGCAGGCGCAATAAATAACGGCGTACCGGAAGCGGATGCAAGAAAGCTTTGGCAAGCGATGGCGACGTTCGGGTCATGGGGCTTTAACAAGTCACACTCCGTATCATACGCGGTCGTGACCTACTGGACCTTGTGGCTTAAACGACACTACCCGTTGGAATTTGCCGCTGCCTGCTTACGCGCTGCCAAGGATGAAGACCAGACGATTGCGATATTACGTGAACTTGCGAAGGAAGGCGTGGATTATGTGCCAATCGACCCTGATCATTCTTCAATGAACTGGACCATCGCTAACGGAAAGCTAATTGGCGGCATCATGAACGCTAAAGGGTACGGAATGGTGAAAGCGATGAAGTACATCGAAGCACGTGAAGCCGGAACCTTAACGCAAAAACAAAAGGATGCATTGGCCAATGCTGAAGTCAAATACGGCGACCTTACAGAGATGCACACCAAGTTTGGCTGGGCATATAATGACCCCTATCTGATTGGCGTTACTTCCGGTGCTTCAATACGCCAGATGAAGGAAGTAGGCGATGATGAGCGTGCAATAGTAATCGGCAAGTTGACCAAGAAAGTGCTGGCAGACGAGAACGAAGCAACACGCATCCGTAAACGTCTTGAGCGCGGCATTTATACAAAGCACGGAAGGCTTAAAAAGGGTCTTCAAGCTGATGGACGCTATGCGGACAAGGATAAGTTCGGGAACAAGATTGAGACCCAGTTCATCGACCTTATGTGCAAGGATGACTCGACCGACTCGCCGATGCGCTTCAGGATTCGCCCAGAGAAGTTCCAGAAATACGGGAAGTACATTGCTGAAAACGTCGGGAACGGCGCGTTCTTCCTGATGAAAGGTCGCAAGCTTGAAGGCATTGACATGTTCATCGTCGACGTGATCAAACAGGTGTATCCAGATGGCAACAAATAACCGTGAACAAAAATACATTTTCGTTCCTTTGAAGAAGCATTCAGAATCAATCTTGAAGCTTCAAAGAATCGAATCAATGACGGGTGATGGTGTGCCGGACGTAATCGGCACCAACCGGAAAGGGCGCGGCTTTTGGCTTGAAATGAAGTTCTTTGAATCGTGGCCTGCAAGGGCCACCACTCTTCCTTTCAAGAGCGCATTTGAGAAAGGTCAACAAAGCTTTTTGACTTCTTGGAGTGATTGGAAATTCTCGTCATTCGTATTGCTGAAGGTGGACTCTGAAAAGGCTTATTATTTAGTTCACCCTTCATTGCGATTAAAAGAATATACTAAGCATGAGATTCTAGCTATGGTCGCCGCGAGCGGGTCCATCCATCACATCATTAAGTATTTAGAGGAATTGTCATGAAAACACAAGGGATGCGCCACCAGCTTCTGGCGCTTGATAAAGCAGGCCGCAGAAAATACTTTGCTTATTTTATGGAGCAGGGTCTTGGTAAAACTTGGACCGCTTTGGCAGAGTTTGAAAAGCACTTCGTCGCTGGCGCGTTCGATGCCATGGTCGTCATCGCTCCAAACGGCGTCCACTCAAACTGGATTCGTCGTGAAGCACCAGAGCACCTTTCCATCAAGTGGATTGGGCACTACTGGCGCGGCAATGACAAGATGAAGACTAAAAAGGGCAAGGCGCTTTGGGAGAAGATGTTTGCTGATCACTACCCTGAAGGCGAAGTGCCTGCGCGCATCTTCTCATTCAACATCGATACTGTCAATACACCAGTCGGTTATCAACACATCGAGTCGGTCTTGAAGAAGTACCGCTGCCTGATGATCATCGACGAATCAACGCGCATCAAGAATAACACAGCCAAACGCTCCATCAAGGTTGTGGAATTGGGACGGCTGGCAAAGGCCCGTCGAATCCTTTCTGGCACGCCGTTGCCGCGCTCGCCTGCGGATATTTACATGCAATACCACTTCCTTGAAGCAGGCTTGCTCGGCACCAAATCATTCCGTGCATTCAACTCTGAATTCACGGTGCTGCTTGAAGCGCACGACCCAGAGATGCAAGCCATCCTCAAGAAAATCGGCGGCAATGGCTATGGGATTCCGCAAGTGCCGCGCAAAGACCAGTTTGGCCGACCGATGTACAAGAACCTTGACAAGCTTATCCGGCTGATGGAACCGCACTATTTTCGTGCAACAAAAGCAGAATACTTGCCTGACCTTCCAGAGAAGGTGTACAAGTTTATCGACTTCGAGTTGTCGCCTAAGCAGCGCGATGTCTACGATGAACTCAAGAATGAGTACAACTATTTGATGGAATACAAGGGCGAAGAAGAAAACGTCAAGTTTGAGATGATCGCGTCGCGCACCAAGATGAAGCAGGTTACATCCGGCTTTGTCAAGGTGTATGATGAGATGGTCTACATGGAAGACAACCCACGATTCACGGCCTTTAAGGATTATGTGGAAGGGGTGTTGGAAGACGACCCAGAGCGCAAATTCATCGTTTGGGCCATCTTTAAGGAAGAGATGAACCAGATTAAGGACTGGCTTGAGTCTGAAGGCGTGGTCACTGGTGTATACAATGGTGAAACGTCCAAAGAGCAGCGAGAGTTCTTAATTGATGACTTCCAGAAGAATACAGTCGAGAACGGCGGAACGCAAGTCTTGGTTTGCCACGCTGCAGCGGCAGGCATCGGCATCACGCTTACCGCCGCTGACTTGGCAATTTATTATTCTTGCAACTACGACAACGAGCTGCGCAAACAATCCGAAGACCGAAATCACCGCATCGGCACCAAATCAAGCGTGTTGTATGTTGATTTTATTGGTGTTGATACCATCGACGAAGAAATTCAGCGTTCACTCAGTATGAAGTCGATGCTTGCTGATCACATCCTCGACGGCAAAAAGATGAATTAATATCAAAAATAATTTGACTTGTCAGGGAAGATGAGTCATAATTACTTCATCGAAACGAAACAGAGGAATACAAAATGGTACGCATCCTTGAACGTTACAAAAATGAAGCTACTGGTGCAATCGCTTTCAAACGTCTTTTGGTCAAAGAAATTGACGGTCTGTTCCGCGTTGTAAAAGAGTTTGATTATGGCAACGGTGCTGGGGTGAATACCGTCATTATGCCTGGCATCAAGGCGTATAAAACCTTAAAAGGCGCTGAGAAGGCTTTGGCGGCTTGGAAACCTGAACGTTATCAAATGACCCGTGTTGAAGGGTTAATGCAAGAAGGTAAAATATGAGCAATATTAATTGGGAAGATGATTTGCCGCAGGTTGCTCCTGAGAGCATTCAGGAGCGTCTTGCGCGCTTAGTATCGGAATTGGCAGAGCGCCAAGAAGCTTTGACAGAGCTTGAAGATGAAGTTGATATGCAAAAACAGCGAATCAGTGAAATCAAAACTGTTCTGCTTCCTGGCGTTATGGATGAGCTTGGCGTGTCCGAAATCAAGCTTGAAGACAAGACAAAAATCAAGGTCGAGTCAAAAGTCAATGCTTCAATCAAGAAAGAAAATGAATTGAAGGTATTCGATTGGCTTGTCAACAACGGTTACGGCGGCCTGATCAAGTCCAGCGTCACGGCTGAGTTCGGTCGCGAAGAAATCGAGCAAGCGCAAGAGATTGTTGCCGCGCTGCGTGAAGACGGTGTTGAAGCCACGTTGAAACAAGGCGTTCATTCTGCTACACTGAAGTCATTCGTAAAAGAACAGCTGGAAGCGGGCAATCCAGTTAGTGAAGATATTAGCGTTTTTGAATACAAAGAAGCTAAAATAACCTTGCCTAAAAGCAAAAAGTAATTTAACCTTTATCCTGAAATCAGGTTGCCACGAAACTTGATACTATAGGAAAATATCAAATGTCTAAGAAAGAAACTACCGAAGTTGCAGTGAAAAACACCCAGATGTCCGCTATGGCTGATTTTGTCGACATGACCGATTTTGGCGCTGGTTTTGAAGGTGCCGATGCCGATGCATATGCCATTCCTTTTATCGTCGTGCTGCAGAAGATGTCTCCTATGGTCGACGAAGATGATCCAAAACACGTTCCTGGTGCAAAAGCTGGCATGCTTTACAACACCGTTACTGGTGAGTTGTATGACGGCAAGAAAGGCGTGCAGATCATCCCTTGCGCATTCAAACGCACCTTCATCCTTTGGGGCGGTCGCGAGTCCGACGATAAAGGCTTTAAAGGTGAATTCACCAAAGAGCACGTTGATGCAGAAGTCGCGGCAGGGCGCGCTGTTGAGATCAACGGTAAGGTATTTGTGCCGGACGAAAACGGCAAGGTGCACGAGAAGAAATCGCCTTACTACGCAGATACACGTAACCACTTCGTAATTCTGTTGAACGAAGAAACTGGTGAATTTGGTAGTGCAATGCTGTCTCTGACTTCTTCCATGATCAAGCCGTCTCGCATGCTGATGACCGCTCTGCAGCAGAAGAAAGTTCAGACTCCGCAGGGTCTGAAAACGCCGCCGACCTTTATGAACATCGTTCGCATGGGTACTGCATCCCAGTCCAAAGACGGCAATACATGGTCAGTTCTGAAGTTTGAGCTGGAAGGTCTGGTGCAGGACAAAGGTCTGTACGAAGTCGCCAAGGCATTCCACAATGACGTAGTTGGCGGCAATGTTAACATTGACCGCAGCAAGCAGGAAGAAGCAAGCGGTGCCGCTGGTCCTGTCAATGAAACTCCGACCGACGCAGAAGAGTTTTAATCGACAATCAAATCAACAAGGCTGCCGATTGGCGGCCTTTTATTTATCTGGTGCATCATGATAGAAAGAATTGTACCGCTCCTGAAGATTCTGGCCCTTGTTGGCGCGTTTGCCGCTGGATCATACGTTGAAGACCTGCAGCAAACCAACGCATCACTGGCCAAGGATAATCAATATCTGACATCGCTTAATGAGCGTAAGGACAAGATAAATGCACTCGAAGAGCAAATTTCAACTTTACAGGTTGAATCGGCATCGGCATATGAGAAGGGTCGCCAGGAAGCGCAACTGGTTGCTGATGACACTATTGCTCGTTACAAGTCTGGGAATATCAAGCTGCGCGAGCAACTCAGCTGCTCCCGTGAGTTACTCAGGAGTGTGCCCGACTCTGCGACAACTGGACGCCTCTCTATCCCAGAAGGAAACTGTGGACTATCAGAAGAAGATGTCAGATTTCTTGTTCAGTTCGCCGCAGAAACAAATCGATTAAAAGAGAAAGTTAATAGCTTGATTGATACTTATAATCAGGCTAAAATAAAAATCGATCAATTCAATGCATCAAAGGAAAATAAATGAAACAGATTTATGCAAACATTCGCCAGTGGGCTTCTGACCGTAACATCATCCAAGGTTGCGACCTTAAGGACCAATACCCGAAGCTTATCAGCGAGTTCGGGGAGTTAACCGACCACGTTGATCAACTCCATGACCTTGTGTTCTTTGACCCTGAAATCGGATATACAGAGCAGGCCATCTGTGATTTACAAGCCGCAATCAAGGATGACATCGGCGATTGCCTTGTTGTGTTAACTATTCTTGCCGCGCAAAATGGTGCAAAAATCGAAGACATTAACGGCGGCGGTTGTGCTGACAAAGGTGCTCACCCTCACTCGTTTATCCTTCGCTTGGCAAAGACTCTCGGACGGCTTGGTGACGCCATTGCTAAAAATCAGAGCATGGATATTGATGTCACCATCATGGCCGCAGCCGATTATCTTTCCGGCGTAGCGCATGATTATGGACTTCGACTGTCTGATTGCGCTCAAGCCGCCTATGAAGACATCAAGGACCGTAAAGGTGTGATGTACAACGGAACGTTTATCAAATCGACTGATCAGGCTTACGCCTATGCGATGGAACAAGTGATGAATAAGGAGTTTGAGTGATGGCAGGAGAAATCAAAGCATTAAAACCAATGAAAGGTTGCCAGCGTAAACAAATCATCGAGCGCGGCGAAGATGTGCCGCTGCCTTGCGGATTATCCTTCAAGGTCGATGGAATACGCGCGATGGCGTATGACAACTTGCCAATGGGCACGTCCGGCATGGCACTGCGCAACGTTCAAATCAAAAAAGAGTTCCTTTTCTTGGGTGAACTAATTCACGGACTTGATGGAGAGCTAATTGACGGCAATCCGAACGACAAGAACGTCATGCAACAGGCCTATACTGCATGCATGAACACTGATGCAATCACTAACTTTACATGGTGGGTGTTTGATGACTTCAGCGACCCTGATTTGCCTTTTGAAAAGCGTTATGCAAACTATCGCGCTAGAGTTGCTGAAGTCAATCAACACCTCATCAACCATGGTCGACGCCCATTCCTTCGCGCTCTCGAATATCGAAACATCGAAAATATGGAACAGTACGCGGCGATGCAAATCGAAGCAGACCAACTTGGCTATGAAGGCTTGTATGGCAAGTCTTGGACGGGCAAATACAAGCATGGCCGCGCGACGCCAAAGTCACGTGATGTGTGGAAGGACAAGCCGTGGACCGATGAAGAAGGACTGATCATAGACTTCGTTGAGATGATGGAGAACAACAACGAAGCATTCATTGATGAGTTGGGTCGCACTAAGCGTTCGAAAGAGTCTGAAGGCTTAGTTGCAAAAGGATACCTTGGATCATTTGTGGTTGTCAATCCAAAATATGTTGATGAGAAAGGTGAAATGATTCCTTTCCGCGTCTCCGCTGGTTCAATGCCTATGGCAGAGAGAAAAATGCTTTGGGAGAATCGCGAGAATTATCGCAACAAGTATCTGACATATAAATTCTTCAACTTTGGCATCGTTGACGTGCCGCGCTCTGCCTTGTATAAATGCTTCCGTGATATTACCGATATGGAGTATTTTTAACACACTGGATAAATAATTGGTGCGTATAATCTATCGCGCCGTTTTCTAGAATTTAATATACAGTGTATACATAAAGCCGGAAATTTCCGGCTTTTCTTTTATTTACTTTCGGCGTATTTACTTTCAAAACCTTGAGCCTATACTATTAATATTCATAATCAAAAGGTGAATTATAATGAAAGCGAACAAATTAAAGATTGTTTTGATCATCATCATGGCTATGCTGACAGTTATATTCTTCACCAAGACTGCATCGGCTGAAAATATGTTTACGCCGCCGAATGGAAGTGCAAAAGTTTTGACAAGATATTTCAACAATGGGCAGTCATTTGAGTTTTGCTGGAATAAATACGACGTAATAAAAGAAAGATTTGACAAAGAAAAGATGTGCGTAATGAATGATCGCGGTCGGCAGGTCGTGTCGTTTGTGTTCGGAATGTCAATGGCAAAAGTTGATGCCCCTGAAATCGTTGTCAGGTATAATACATTGGACAGCGGCCTTGTCGACAAGACATACCCTGTTGCAGTAGACAGCAGGACAGGCGGCGCACTAATACTCACTCCAGAAGATAAATCAGATGTCGTTAACATGCTCATCAACAGCAAAGACGTAATCGTGTTTTATCACATTGAAGGCGTATCAGACTACCAAATGGCCTACTATCCACTGCCCTTGAGAGATGCTTCAGGTAATGTTAAGACACAGGAAGTGCGTTGACATGGGTGGTAGTTATGCAGAAAGATTTGGAAGAAAACAAAAGGCTGAAAAAGGCTTTGACGTCTCAAATCTTATCCCTGTTGGTAAAGCTTATTGGGGAGTCAATTAGCAGCAAGGTGGCACGGGCCGCGATTGTGGGTGTGATTGGTATGGCGGGGTATTACTTCGACTTGCCAGACATTGATACAAGTTCCGCTCCGCCCGTCCAAGTTGAAGCCGTAAAATAAACAAAGGCCCATATGGGCCTTTTTCTTACATAACTGCTAGTGCATCTTTGTAACGCTTTCTTCGCAACTCACCGTGGTTTGCTGCGTTCGGCGCGGCCCCGTTAATCCGCTTAACGGTTGAATCAAAATTTCCTGCATCCGCAAGAGGAATACAGCCGCTATTCTTAAAGAACCATGCCGCGCTGTCAGCAATGTATTTTGGTTCAGTCAGAATATCAGGATTGTTCAATGCATCATAGCCTGATTGACGCGTATATTCCGCATAGTTGGCCTTTCCAGTCAGCTGAATGGCACCACGGCCACGGTACTTCCAACCGTCGCCAGATGCTACTGAACCGTTGCCCATGCGGTTTGCATATGTATTATTGGCGATTTCCACAGGTTTACGGGCAATCGACAGGGCCAATGAGTTCGGGGTACTTCCAGAGCGACCGTTGACGCTGTAACGACTAGGCCATGTATTGGCAAGACCTTGAGCAGAGTAGTTGAGATTTTCCACAAAGGTCTTCAAGCTGCCCGTCTCTACTCCTACGTTTGCAAGGAATGCCGCGATGGCATTCTTGCTTTTGATTCCGTAGTGCTCACAAGCCTGCTTGAAATGGTCCACCCATTTCTCTGCAACATCCATGCTGCATCCGGTCCCTTTAGATATTACGTTTGCATTAATCATAAATCACCTTATGCGCTTCTGTACCAGCCATTCAAAACAACGTATCGCGGCAAAGTAGCAACAGCCGTCGGCACGGACTGTCCTGCATCGCCAGTGTTACCGACCACATCGTGAGTGTGAGCGGGAAGTGTATAGCTGTGGCTGTGATTGCCGGAAAATTGAATATTCAAGCCATGGGTGTGTGAACCAGAAGATTGAATATTGTGGACATGGTTGCCGTTAGTTGAAGTGTTGAATTTGTAGTTATCATAATCCGTCTTTCTGCTTCCAATGTTGTTGTTTGTTCCATCATAAACTCCGTATCGAGCTTGGTCGGCATACGCCTCGCCCCATCCGCTGTCGTGATAGTGGTTACCAGCTGCATCCATACCGTGAGAGTGAGCACCGTTTTGGCTTGTATCACCTGTGTGGTTATGGTTGCCTGCGTCTCCAGTGGTATTGGACCATGGACCACTTTGTCGCGTGGTAATGTTCACGCTGTGATTGTGGAGTGGAAGCATTGCAGCGGTAAGGGTAACAGAGTCTGCACCGCCTGTATCAAGACCGTTTCGCGCCGTGCCAGACGTGCGAATCACCATGTTATCAGGCAACCTTGTCCATACCTGACCGTAAGCGCCCAGTTTAGTATTTGGGTTAGTCCCGTTGGTAAGGAATCGAGTCTCACCAACTTCGAATACGTCGCCCATGGTAATCAACTTCTCGGCAAGCGCGTCAAGTTGCCTTTTGGTAACAAACTGCTGCGGCTCCGTAGCATCAACGCCGATTTGCGCCGCGCCGAATGCCTGAAGAAGACGCCAAACAGTGCCGTCATAGATGATGGTGAATGGCAACAGGCCTACGATAGCGCCAGCTGGCAACTCGCTGCCGTCGAATCCAAGAACGGCAACTTTGTTTACACCAATGGTCACGGTGACAGGTCCGGTGGTCGTGACATCATTAACGATGGTCAGGCGACTACCTGCTGACGGAGGCCATGAATAACCTGCTGGAACGGTAAGGATTATATCTTGTGCGCCTTTACCTGATGCAAGATTCGGCGTTCCAATTTGCACGTCTTGAACAGTAGCATTTTGAATCCAGGCACTCCAAGCACCAGAAGTATAAGAGCGGGTGAAAACATATCCGTTCATTGACGTGTATTGTTGCAGGGCGAAAGTCTGCGCATTAACCTGCCAAGCGCAAACCTGGAGACGACCTGCAACCTTCGTCGCACCAACCGCGTTCGGGATGTTAGAGCAGAGAGCGGCGACTGCGTCAGATTGAATAACAATAGTTGTGGAAGTCGTGATATTATCAAAGTCCACAAAGTTTGAAATCAGTCCGCGAACAAAATACGGGTTTTGAGCATCGCCGCCAGCAGGCATAGGAATATATTTTCGCGCTTCGCTAGGCAGCGTCAATTCCTGCCAAGATTCCGTTTCGCCGTTAGCTGGGACTGCGCTGGTGTTGCCGTCAACCACGCTCTGGAAAATGCGCCATTCAGGCGCTGAAGGGGTGCCAGAGTTGCTGACAACGATGGCATTTTTCGGGTATCCATCTGGCTTCAAGTCAGACGAGAAATACTGTTGAGCACCGTGGTCCTGGATGAACATAAGGTTGTCGGTGATCAGATTCAGCAACCAGTTCATCGACTCACGTTCAACTGCTTTCGCGGCGACGTTTCCGGCTTCCAGCGCAAGTGCATAGTCAGGGGTGTAGCCGCGCTGGAAGTTCACATAACCGCTTGGGCTTGCATCCGGCACCACGGATACATCACCGCTTTGCGCGAAAGGTCTGTTAATAAGTGTTGGCATTGCCGTTCCTCTACACGATGTATTTAATTTTTGATAAAAGGGTCGATGCCCAATCACCAGTTAAGTCAGTTATGTTCATGCTTGAAACATAACCACCAGCAGCACTTCTCGGAAAGTTTACTGTTGCTACAACATCACCATTAGAAGCAATCAATTGAACTCCAGTCGCCAGTGACCCTGGGTTTTTGATGTATATAGAAGTTGCAGTTTTCTTTGCAAAGTCTTCGCTTGTTGAAATCGCAAGCGCATTCATCGTATTACCAGAAACAAGCATCAAGCTTAAAATATCAAGTTCAAGAGTCGTACCAACTTCGGTCGGCAAGTCTTTCCCTGATATCAAACCGATGCTGATTCCACCTGTCGAACCATCCCAAGTCGTTCCTGCAACAATCTCAGCGGCAAGGTCAATTTCGATACGTTGCAAATCACCTGCTCCTATGCTGTAGAATTTAGGGATATAGCCGCCCATACCATCCGGTACGGTTACGAAAAGTTTTTGACCGTTTACCGTGTTGTTTTTAACTATTGCGATAAATGACAAAGGACCAGTCAGGTTGCCAGTGTATTTAGTAGCAAGTACAGCACGTGCATAGCCGGATGCTGGCACAGTCCCTATTGTAGCGGAAAGCTTGAATGATGGGAACTGGTTGGGCATACCGCTGATCGGCGTCGCCGTTACCGTGTTATCTCCGTCCTTGACGATATTGCCAAAAGATGTGCCGTCATTGGGCTGTGTGTATCGCCAGTAGTTTGTGATCGCGGCACGTGGGATTTCACGACCAAAGTCATCTCTTGATGCTTTTGAGATTGAATAGTCGTTGACAAGTGCGCCGTCGATAACTTGGTTCACACCTTTCAAAGATTCAAGCTGTCGTATAACACCTTTGAAGTTGTTCAACGGCCACTCGTTTATGCCGCCAACTCTGATGATGCCGTCAGTGTTAATCCATGCGACACCTTCCGTTTCGAATCCTACTCGCGTGTCTGTTATGTTGCTGACAGTCAAATCAATATCAGATAAGTCTGCGACTTCTTGGTAAAGCTGCCAACGTATTCCGGCATTTGCTGGCAAGAATCCTTCATTCCTGTCGCCAACTAGCGTCTTAAAGTTGTCGGATAAGTTGTTGGCGAAATAAGGCCCGATGACATATTCCATGTAATAGTCAGCAGTCGGCGGCGGCGGTACGCCGTCCAATCGGCTAACGTTCCATGAGCGTCTGATGCCGTCAGTCTCTGCAATCAATGTTGCGTTTCCTGGGTACGGGTAGCCGCCGATTGAACCAGAGTATGCAAGCGATGAACCAGGCTGCATGAATGATTCACCTACCACGCCATCCCTTGTTGTCAACGGACCGTTTGCGCAAGATATGTTGTTGAGCGTTCCTGCCGTAACAGACAGGATTGCCGTTCCATCTGCAGGAGGATTTTGAGTCCCATAGAAATAAGGCTCAGGCCCATTAGGATTTTGAACAGGGTCGCAAACACAAATGGAGTATCCAAAAAGAAGCGCATCAGACCCTTCAGGCAATTCGCGAGTCTGGGTTGATCCAGCGGCAGTTGCTTTCAACTCGATTGAAAAGCTTGTTTTCACCCCAGCCGTCGCGTTTGCAGTTTGCTCTACAATCCAGATTCTGTACCAATCGCCGCCGATTGCCTTGATGCCACCACGGTTTGATTCCCTTCTCACACCGTCGAACTTGCCTGTGATGAAATAACTCAAAGAAGAGTCAAGGTTGAACTGCCCAGTCACTGGGTCGAAAAGTTTTCCATTACTCGATGCATCACTGTTCTCTGTTACGGAAACAGAAGCCACGTTTTCAGAAAGCACTTTTATGTAGAAGCTATAGCAAACGTTGACACCAGCCTGAGAAGGAAGCGCAATAGATTGGGCGCTTGGATTATTGGCCAAAGAATACACAGGCTCGCCGCTGGAAGCGGTCTTGATGACCCGTACTGCGTTGGCGAAATTCTCTATGGCCTCTCCTGGGTAGTCACCGCACAGTTGGCCGTAATAGTCAGGGCCGCCGTATTGGCGCGTATCACCGCCGACAATACCAGCGCCGGAACCATTACCCCATGAATACCAGTCTGGGTGTGCCATTCGCGAAACGGTCCCTGCCACCCCACTTATGGTAAGTCCTGCGTTGTTGCCGTGACTCAAAAGAATTTGTTTATAATCGTGCTGAATCTCAGTTGACCCCTGCCAGTCGTACAGAAGGAATGAACCGTTTGTTGATTCAGAAGAAGACACCGCTCCTTGAGTATTGTCTGTCACGTATGCATAGCGCGATGAAGAGTAATCCCAATCTTCTCCACGGTTAAAAATCCACTTGAGCATACGGTTGATGCTTTCTATGCGGCCATCACTTGTAAGCGTCAGATAACGAAGCTTCAGAAGGATGCGGGCTTCTTCGATGTTTTTCACAACCTTTCCGCCAGCACCAAAGAAGTTGCCGCCGATATTGTCCGGCCCTTCGAAGTTGTCGCGTGTGGGTCCAAACGCCCAGTTGTGCTCATAGTTGCTTAAGTCAACAAAATCCCTTGGTATGCATAGGATGTCACACCAAATATAGATGCCCATTGCATCACAAGTATCAATGTTGAATATGTTCTTGTACCAGTCAATCCAAAACTGATCTTGATATCGCTCATACCAGTCACTCTTCTTCTGAACCAAAGATGTGATGTTTGGCGCGTTGTTCTGCATCCACTTAAGGTTTTGCAACAGGTTTGTGTCAAACTTTTGCATAGTTCCTCACACAAATTTAACGTTGATGAAGCCGCGCATAGTATTGGCCTTATCCCATGGATTGGCAATCCACTCGCTGCCATAATCGGAAGGATAATTTGGCGCTGCCTGTCCGCTTTTGACTGCTGCAATTTTGCAATCTTTGATATAAAGTCCTGGATATTCACAGGATACTGCTGAAGCAATTTCAAAAGAAGATTGAGATTGGCCTACTGTATATCCCTGCTCACCGTTAAAATTGCCATTGCCGTAATTCAGCACAGCGGCAATGATAGACTCAGCATCAGCGGTAGCCGTTCCTCTTGAAACGGTTATATCAACATACAAATCATATATCACTGCAGTGTTGAACTTCACGAAATAAGACAGCTGTGATTCTGCATCGACCACTTCGATTCCATCAGGCGAGTTTACCGGATCACCTTGATTAGCAGCGCCAAAGTCCCAAGGTTGACCGCCCATCTTCGCCTTGAATATCGTCTCCGCAAACACTTGCTTGTCAAATGTTCCGCTTGCGCACACCCAAACACCGTTAGGCGTTGAGAAGGTGATGCCGCGCACCGTTCCAGGCGCTCCTGTGTCGTTCTCCACGACCATCACAGATTCTACACCGTCGACCGACATGGCGCGAGCGCGAATGGCGCCAAGCGATGCAATGCCCTGCTGGTAAAGACGCTTAACACGAGCGGCCTTTAATGCTCCGTCGCTCATGTATTGTGTTCCTGGCACGGTCGTTGTTGCCGACGTTGAATAAGTTCTTGACCATCCGATGACGTCATAACCTTGCACCACTGTAAACTCTTCATCAGGCGCAACAGTGAATGATCCATAATCTTTTGACGCAAGAGTCATATTGCTTGTCTTGCCAGTCGAAGTGATTTGAACGTCTTCCAGAACATACCAGTATGTACCATTTGAATCAGTAAGAAGACTTCCAGCAGGAATTTCCAGCAGCGGCGTTCCCTCTGCAGCCACACCTTTCAACATCGTGCTTACGTTCTTTGTGCGCTCGATACCAAGAAGCGCCGCGATTGCATCAAGATATACTCCATATGAGTAGTTAGGGTTGATGAGGCTTCCCAATTCGGCATTGTTCTTCATCACTGAAGTTCTTGCCAATGTCTCTGTTGCGATTAGCGTGCCTTGCGGCGTCGAAGCATCAACATCAAGCCCGACCCCTAAAGACTCAATCCATTCACCTTGAACATCAGCCAATAAATCTGCCGTGTCAATGGTGATCACACCAGTGCTTACTATGTAAGAATATTGTGCACTCATTCTATCATATTCCCAGTTCTGTTTCCAGGCCCGTTACCGATATGCCCGTGAGTGGATACATCAATGCCGCCGACCGTTGTGCCAGTCGGAAGCGTTGCCATCGTTCCTTCTTTACCTTCTATCCCACCATTGAATGTTGCCTTTCCATTTACTATCAATTGTTGATCGATAGTGGTTATCGGGGTCTTGACGTTTACTCCAGCCGATGCAGTTATGTTTATCGAGTCATCACTTAATGCAATGCGGACAGCGCCGCTTAGTGACTGGATTACCATTGAGCCTGCATCCTCTCCGCTTATGGTGTATTTTCGAAATACATCCGGTATGAACAGTCCATCAGCGAAAGTTTTCGCGCGACCATTGGTAGGCGCGGTCGGCTTCAATTCTTCAAGGAATGTCGACAACTCGCGGTCGCCAGCGAATATCCAGCCCAAATCACCCTCTTTCAGAGGAAAGTTGATTACGAAGCCGCCGCCGCCGATTGCCAATACAGGAATTGACACCAAAGGTTGACGCTCCACTGGTTTATCATCAAGACTTACGAAATGAATAACAGGCTTTATGACTGCTAAATTCTGTTTGCGGTCATAAGATATTACTTGTGCAGGAATCATGCCGTCAGTGGTATACTTGCCACGGTCCAGCATTCCCTGCAGCGCGGCAAACATACTTGATTTGTCAGTTTGGTTGGGGCTTGTAAGTTGGGTTAACTTTTCTGCCATCATAGACTCCTTATATCTGATCAACAAATTATAATCTATAAGGAGTCTATAAGCAATATTTTAGCGATTTGACTTTGATTCTTTAATGGCAGCTTCGTTTGAGTAGGCTTCATTAAGTGATTTTGCTATTAGTCCATCAAACATAGCGAATGCATCACGCAATGAATAATATTCTTCCAATTCTTTTAACGAAGCAAGACCATTGTTTATTAGGCTTGCAACCATCGGCTCAAGATAATTAGGCTCTACGGTCGGAACGTCAGCCAAGAATCTATTTGGAATCTTAGTACCTTTCCAATCGCTGAGGAATCCAAAATTGTGCTTCTTTACCGCTTCCATTAGAACTTTCAACACAAGGTTGGGCGGCAAGTGATTTGGCACACTTTTCACTTCTTCACTTATTGCCTTCTCAGAGTTTAACCTGACTTTAGTTCCGTCATATTTGATAACATGACATTCACTTAATAATTCAAGTGGAGTTAATATGCTTATCGCATCAACCATTTCAAACGCATCTATTGCGCTGAATTGATGTATTTCATAAGTAACTCCAAACAAATCAATTACTTTATTCTTTCTCATATTTAGGCCGATGGTGCAACGCCGCCCGTCACCGTAAATATGTCATCACGACTTGCTAAATCATATTCAAGTTGCATGATGACGAATGTGGTGTCGTTCAAGCTTGGGTTTAAGACTGATTTGAATTTCACACCTTGGGCAAGCTTCAAATCCGCGTTATACATGCAAGTGAAGTCAGCGCCCCACTCGTTCCACATCGGTATTCCGACAAATTCCTCAATCACCGTTATCTGTTCTGGATTCAGAATTTTGTCTTTATCCTTGACGATGAGCGTATCATCATCGATATATGCCGCAATAGAGTTCCTTTGATAGTTCTGAATCTCAAGCAGCAAGGCAGCTGCAACATATGTTGTTCGGCCTGGGTTCACAAGACGTTGATTGTTAATCGACGTATCGCATATAACAGTATCAATATCCATTTGCTTTGCCGACCACTCCACAAACTCTTTGAATGTTGGGTTTGACGGTGCAGCTTGAGTGATAAACTTAGTCCTGTTTATCTGGTTGGTGTAGCAAGTGATGCGTATGACGATGTTCGGCGGCGGCGCTGTTATCTCGACCGTTGTGACTTGCCCCTTGTAGACTAAGTTGCTACTAACAACGTTGCCTTCTCTATATCCAGCTTCAATTGTTACGTTGACGTAATTCGCCGCCAATTGGCCTTGATCACGCAGACGTTTGTTGAATGCGGTAAAGTTGGAAAGCAGGTACTCTCTCAAGTACCCTGTCAATCCTGCGACTTCGATTGTGGCCTTATTTTGCACGGAAAGTGCTGCCTTTTTGATTCGGCATCTAAGCATCAATCCTTCATCAAGCACTTGGCTTGTGCCATCCGGCATAGATAAGGTGACTTTAAGTATTCTCTTTTTCAAATTATCACCACTTCAAAGGTGTAGCAGTAAGGTTGTTTATGTCGTTGATATCATCTTGTTCAAGCACTCGTTTCGTTTCGAATGCCGTGCTGCGCGGGTCTTGAGCGCCGTTGACGTTGATGACAACATTTTTCTGACCCATAGTAATATCACGCCCACCAGGTCGACTATTCGCGGAAAGGTCGCCGCCGTATTTCTGGAATGCTTCAAGTTGGAATGCAGCAAGACGAGCGTTTTTCATCGCTTCGGCTTGAATGTTCGGTCTTACACCTGGAGTTGAAGCCAGTTGCATGTTTTTAATATAATCCCTTTGCGTGCCAAGCTTAAGGTAAGTTTGAGCAAAGTCAATATCACCTTTGTTGACTTGTCCCTGCATCAACTGCTCAACTGGTACGTTCAGGTATCCTGCAATGGCTTCTTGCAATTGCCTGTATTGCACCGTTTGGCGCGATTGACCTTGTACTGGTGCATAACGGCCCTTTGGCGCTTCCGCTCCGCTACCGCTAAGTACTGGAGTAACTGGTGCACCTTGCGGCGCTGTCGTGGCATACTCGCCATTGGATTGTCGGTCGAGAGCGGCCATCACCTTTCCAGGATACGCGCGTGTGTTCTTGCCCCAGCCGCTTCGGTCGTAGCCGCCGTGATACATCGTCAGCGCAAGATTCCAATCGCCGTTGGCTGCGTTCAGATACTCTTTCAAAAGTTGAGCGCCGCCCATAATGTTTTGTCGAGGATCATTACCATCTGTTATTCCAAGACCCTTGAAGTTAGAAGGCATGATTTGCATCAAACCAGTCGCGCCTGCTCCGCTCACAGCATTTGGATTGAATCCAGATTCGACTTCAGTTACAGCCTTCATCATTGCTACAGGTATGCCATAGCGTTTTGAAGCTTCCTCATATATTGAGTCATATGCTGTCGGATTCCCTGACCCAAGATTATTCCCTACGGTCGCGCCAGTATTCAATGCTGGTGTTCCAGGCATCGCGGATTGCCCTGCGCTGCGCCCGATTTCACCTGCCCATGCCGCCCAAGCTTGACGCTCATCAATCACGCCAGCAAAGGTTGACACAGCACTTGAAAAAAGATTTATGTCACGAGTAAAAAGAGCCTGTGCAGAACGTTGTTCAGCGGCGTTCTGTTCTTGATTCCTTTGGCGTTTAACATCGCCATCAGCCATTTGGGTGATCCATCGGTCAACCGCTCTTTCGTGACGTTCGTTGACAGCGGCCTGCTTGTCGAACGGATGTTTCAAGTCAGCGATGAAATTGTCGACAAATTCGCTCCATCCGTCAGACATTCTCTGAAACATCATCTGGAATCCTTCGACTGTATCAGCAGTTTTGCTGACAAGAGTCGAGAATGCAGGCATGACATTTTCACCAATTACCAACTCAATACGCCGCCAATCTTCTTGAATTTGCCCCATACTATTTCGTATAGTCTCAAGAGCAGCTTGCTGTCTTTGCAGCTTCGCGGTTTCTTCGTCGCTTATGCGCGTGCTTTCTTTCACAGACTGGTTGCGCTCACGAAGGGCGCGGACTTCATCGGCGGTAAAACCTGCCAGGGCACCAATAGCACGAGCGGTTTGCTCATTCACACTTCTCAGCTTTGTTCCAATTTCATCAAGCAGCTGGTTTGTGTCTTTGATGCCGCCGTTACTGTTGAAAGGACTTGTCCCCATCTTGTTCAGCAACAAGTTGTCCTTGTTCATCACATCAGGGTTGGTGTATGCATTGAATGCCAAATTAGAAGCTTTACTGATTAAATCGCGCGACCCCTGTGCGCCAAGGATGCCACCTGAACTTTCATTCAACTGTCGTTGTAGTTGCTCGACACCCATTGGAGAGAGTCCGGCTTCAAAACCAAGCTTTCTTTGCGCTTCGTATTCTTTTCGAACATCAACGATGGATTTGACGACGACGGCCAATCCTGCGACAACAGGAACGAGCGCGGCAAAACGATATGTCAGCCGCGCAAGTATTCCGTCAATTGACCCTAGCTCACCAGTAAGCGGCTTTAGCTCGCCAAAAACATCTTTGAATGCTCCAGAGAAATCTTTGCCAGCGGATTTCGCCTTTTTGTTTGTCTGATCAACCTTATCTTGCAATTGCTCAAGACGATTGATGGACTCTTTCAAGTCCACCGTATATTGAAGCACAAATTTTTCTAATGAGTCAGACACAGTTTACCCCTTGTTTGGAGTCTCGCCTCTGAGGAATGGCGCGATTAATCGCATCGATTCGCCGATGAATGCTGCAGCCATTTCGCCGCCAGCTTGTTCCCAGTAGCCTTCACGCTCGGCGTGGGTGTCTGGGTTTATACCGTTCTCCATGAGAACTGCTTCAAATACTTCTTTAAGGTTTTCCCAGTCACCAAGATGGTTGTCAATTAGTGCACCAGTGCTTAATGGGATTTCTTGTCCCACGTCAAGCTCGACTTTTGCAAAACTCAACACTTCCATCGTATACTCTGAACGAAAAGCAGGGTCTTTCGACATTGCAAATTCTACGAATCGACGCTGAATATTCCAGCCTTCCATCGCAGTCATTTTGCTGATTTTAATTTCTACTGTACGACCAGTTTGTTTGTTGGTGATCTTCATTTTATATTCCTACTGTTGATTTTATTTTATTATATAACGAACTCACAGTTGTAGTCAAACTGACTGGTTCTTTAATGGCAACACCATTTGATGATTCGTCTGCAGATTGTTTAGGGTCGAAGCTTCCTTGAATGCTAAATGACGTTTGCTCGAAAGTTATTACTATTGAGACTCCATTCAAGTTTTCTTCTGACTGGGTTATTTCAACGTCGGACATCGACATTTTACTGGCAATGATGCTTCGAGAAGTTATTGAAAATGTGACTTCGTCATCATCAAATGAATTTATGATATTTTCAATTGTAGACTGGTCATTGCAAATTACGTTTAACGCCATATGGGCTGGCATTACAACCTTTGCCGCCTGTAAATTGCTTACTGATGACGTGCTTGATACTTCGACAACCTGCATGGCTGTACCAGCAAGAGGGAATTGAGTTGTTTCTGCTGGGGATGTTATTTCTGCAGAAACAGGTGAAAGCCTTGTCCAGACAGGAAGACCTGTTGACTCATTCGTTATGGTCAAAGATTGACCAGAAAGCAGAATCGAAACGAAGTCCATCAGAACATCCCCTTGATACCATTCATCACCTTTGTAGCGACGCCAGTGACGCTGGCAGAAGTTTCTTTTATGTATGCAATGCCGCGCTCTATTACTGTTGAGTCGCCTGCCTGCGCTGTTTGAATAGACACATCCTGCTGTGTTAATATCTCATGGAAGACCAATTGTATGGGCTGAGACGTTATATTGTCAGCGTCCTGGCTGAAGTTGTTATTTTGCAGCACCATACGTTCGAATATTAGACCACGGGAATTAATTGTGTATATAGTCGACCTGTTTTGCAACATCTTAGCTATTGCATCTGATGCGCTTTTCGTCTGAGCTATCACGGTGACAGTGAGTATTCGCGGCATCTTTACTCTGCCATCGACAATATAGCTGCCGTCTTCCCTTTGGTTTTTGAATATCTTCGCTTGGAGTCTTATTTTGACGTTGACTATGGCCCATCCAAGCGTGGATACTTCTCCAAGGTTGAAGCTCTTTATCGTGAAGCTTCTGTTTGATAGACTATATGACAGTAAATCGATAGCCATTAAATGGACCCCAATATGCTCTGCACCACGCCCTTGGCAATTTGAGACGTGCTCTGTGCGCCACCGTGGCTGGCAAACACAAATGTGTATCGGTTTGTCTTGCGACGGCCTGATTGCTCTATGGAGTCACCAAGCGGACCGCTGATTATCGTTCCGTTAGAGAATGCCACCCTTCCACCGTCAGGATATGTAATGAGCATCGATGTCACATCCTGAATCGGCAACCACTTGAATCCACCTTTACGGGCAGATAATAAAAGCTTAAGATTTATGTCGTCTTCAGTGTTTGGAATGACCGCAATGGATACGCGAACGACGGCGGCTTTGTCGTATATGCAAATGCCGCCGTCGTAAGTAAGTTGATAGCCTACTGATTCAACTTCCTCAATAATTAGCGAATCCTGGTCATCAGACAAAGAACTGATATTCAGCCCAACAGGAAAAGATTGGAGAGCGACAATTCTAATGCTTGTGCCAAATCCACTAATATTGACCATGTTTACTCCGCAGATGCAGATTTAACTGCCGCAAGAATTTCATCCTTATAAGAAAGACCTTTAATGTCAATCTCATGTTCCTTTGCATAAGCCTTCAATTCAGAGACGCTCATTGAATCAAAATCAACTTTTGACTCTACTGTCTTCTCTTCTACCTGTTCTTTCTTCTCCGCAACAGGGTTTGAAGTCTTTTTGAATAATTCCGATGCGTCTTCAAATTTTTCGCCAAATTTCATGACGCCATTAGCAAAATGAATTACTTGTGCCATTATTGATTACTCACCTTTATACGTTCGCCATAAATAGACACCACTTCAGCGGTGAATCCAAGAATACCGTTTTGGATGGTGACAGTCAATGAGTCGATTCCGGCAACGTCTGCTTTCTTCAGAATAGCATCTGCAATCGACTTTCTCGCACCGTCTTCATCAACGGGTGATTTGAAAACAGTGCCCAAATAATCGACTCCGTTTTCAACATCGTACAAGTCTTCACCAAGTCGCATTTGATGCGCCGCCTTGATAACTTGTACCATGGCCTTTTCTCCTGACAGAATATTCAAATTTCTTCCATCAGGCAGAAACAGGTCATTGTTATCATTAACTTCAATCGTTAGAGTTGTCAAATTGCAAACTCCGCTTCAGCAGTTTTCTGGAATTCAGCCAACTCAGATTCTGACATGTAATATAAATTACAGCCGCCAGAGTTAAAATGCTCATAATCGGGTACACTGTCAAAAATAAAGTTGCCGTACCCAATCATGAGATATTTATAAGGCACCATTGGTATACCACCAAAACAACGTACCCCCTGAATCAACAATTCGCCATTGCGGTAAACATCTGCGCACATGTGCTCAATTGCGGCGAATATGTGCAGCTGCCAATAAGCACCGTCAACGTTAAAGCTGATATTCTGGTTAGGTACGCTGTCAAGTGGTATTTGATACATTATAAAATCTCTTGGTTGCTCACGCCAGTTTTGACTACGTTCTCAAACTTAAAGCGATATTGACGTGTTTTTACACGACCCTGAGACTGGATGCCAGGAATCACTGAACCAGTCGTCAAAGTTCCCTTGTTCAGTGTGATTACCATGCCAGAAGGGTAGGTCAGAATAAGGGTGATCACGTCTTTCGCAGAGTTCTTGCGCTTGCCTACACGGTTAGCCGCTGCCAGAACATCTAAGTTTACATCGCTTTCAGAAGTAGGGATGATGTTGACGCCTACTTCAAGAGGGTTGGCACGGTTCCAGACTACCAAGTCACCGTTCAATCCCATTGCCGCTTCAGAGATTTGAAGATCAGGCGCGTCAATCGGATCAGCATCATCTGCGAAATCAGAAAGAGTTACACCATTTGGAAAAGTGTTTGATGCCACTAAACGAATCGAAGCGCCAAAACCGGAAACGTTAATCATTACAGATTCCTCTCAGAGAGATGGCCGCCAGTTACGGCGGCAATTATTTAGATAAGAACGTCACGACCTTCAACGCGACGCACAGCATCATCTTTAGAGTAGATTAGCGTGTATGTTGCATAGTATTCGGTGCGCCCATCGGAAGTGGTTTCAGTATCAAAATCTACAGTCAGCCAGTAACCGATAGTTTCAACCTGCCGCCAAGCAGTGTTGTCACCGGAAGTTTGCGTGATGTATTGTTTCTGAATCTCAGTCAGCGCCTTGCCAACAGAGATGGTACCGTTAACCTTCGCATTGTCAACAGCAACTTGAATCATGGCTTGTACAGTCGCTTTACCTTCTTCGTTTGCAGGCACGCGACCAAGATTCAAGAACATGCTGAACAGCTGAGAAGTGATAGCAGATTTAAGCCACATCTCATTGGCATAAGTATTCATGTCAACTGCTGCGGTAGACCCGCCCATCAATACGCCGCGCTGGAAGAATGCCAAGGTTTGTCCGGCCTGCTGAGTTGCACCGATGTAGTTAGCACGGTTTTGATCAGCAGTATCTGCGCGAGAGTCAGTTGAAACAGTCACGTTGCGAGTATCAAACTGATAATACATGTAGTTTTGAGTCGCATTCACAGTATTATAGTTCGTCGCCGCAAGGATTTCAGCAGGTGCTTGGTCGATGTAATCGTTTGCAAGGTTAGTGGCGCGAATCATCATGCCAACGCCTGAGTACCCTTTCAGAGCGGTGTAGTATGACCCGATATTAGCGAACGAAGTCGAGAATAAATACATGTACATATTATTCTGCGAATGATTCCACGCTGCCACAGCGGTAATTTCTTCCAGAGTTCGGTCAGCCCCAGCAAAAAGGAATGAGCCGAAGTTGTTGGAGATTTCCACAGATGCTGCGATTGCTTCTACCGGACTTGAAACGCCCTGGCCTGCAACGGTTACGGTGCCAGTGGTGGTCCAACCCAATGCTTGAGACGGGTCGGTCGGTTGGCCTGTGACGTTGATAGACAGGTTGCCTGCGCCAGCGGTCGACGGCGCTGCTTCCAGCGTGAACTGCTGAGTATTAGCGTTCCAATACACTTCTGCATCAGCAAGTGCAGGCACCGACGTGCCACCTTCTGCTGCAAATTTAGTATTGATTGCCGTTTCCAGAAGTTCAGCCACATTCGCCAGACTTGTTGCCGCTGAAAGGTTAATTGCGTCAGTCAGGTAGTCTGTGCCATCATAAGTGATGCTTAAAATAGCGCCAGTGAATGCTTGAAACGTAGCAAGCACTTTAGGCTCAGTATCACCGATGACCATTGCTGGAATCGCAGTTGAAACAATACGCGAGAAGCTGATTGAATCAGGCGAGTTGATTTGCTTGCTGATGAATCCAAAATATAATGCTGCGCGCTTATATTCTTCGGAAGAATAACCGAAATATGATCCAACAGCATCAGCCGTTGAAAATTCTGCTACAATGCCCGGCGGCAGAACTGTATTAGAAGTCATGACGCGAAGCGACAGTTTGCGAACTGCAACAGCCGCGCCTGCTCCGACCCCTGATACAATTTTAATATAACGAGATTGACTGATCACGTCGGTGTCCTCTTATTTAATGACTTGGCTGCTGACAGATTGCCACATGAGGCTAGTGTGAATCAAAGGCTTGTCGAATCCCTTCACACGTACAGTATATCTGGCATTTGGTTGCCACGGTCCGTTTTTAATTGATTCGACAATCTTTGCTTCCATCGCAAGCCCAATTTGACCTAATGCCTGTCTAGCGTCTATTTTACCGGAAAAAATCTTTTTAGCAATTTTATTCTCTATTTCACTGCGCTCACTAACGAATAATTCATAGGCATATCTCATGAATGGTCTGGGTGGAACTTCTACCCTGACTGGCCCTTGTCCAAAGTTCAAAACGGCTATGTGACCAAATTCATTAAGCCGCGCGACTTCTGACACCAACATTCCTTCTCCACCAGTTTCTGAAGGGTATCTGGTTGAATCAAACCATCCTGCCTCAACAGTAAGACCCTTCATAGATTGAAGTGCCTTAATCTGTTTTTCTATCATTTTTGATTTTGTCATATTACACCGGAACGTCACCCAAGTCATTATTAACAGCTCTTGCAACTGCAGGAGTATCAATTGAAATTGCGTTTCTGTGAAGTATTACTAAATCAAAAGAAGGGAATGATTCAAATTGCGACATGTCATCATAAAACTTTTCATTATTATTCATGTCGATTCGATATACTGAAGCTTGGTGCTTTTTGAACCAATCTCTCAGATTAGCCTTATGAGTTATGAATCTTGCCAAATAAGTCAACACGTCATTAGCAGTAGGCTTTTCTGGATTGCCAGGAACTTCTGGAAATAAGCCGCTGATTTGAAAACGTGTAGCGTATATTTGATCTTCAATATCTTTGAATTTTCCGTTCACAAATTGAGACTCATCATTGACAAATTCACTTTTCCTCATGGACCATCCAAACGGAACTGAGAATAAAAGGTTAAACCAAATTTGGTCACCAGTCGGAATACCCTGTTGAGTCGGTTGATACTTTTTCTGGACCGGAACAGCAGAAAGGTCTGCACGACTATACGCCGCCAGACCTTCTTCAATTCGCGTTGCCAGCATGTCAATCAGGTCGACATCTGTCATATACACCTCAAGTAGACACTGGAAAGCTTTGTTTTATTTCCACGGCAAGGCAAGTCGTCCAACCATCTTGGTCAAACCATGTCGTTTCATCTTCCATTTTATACGTTTTCCCACCAAACACAAAATAGTCGCCGGAAGCGTCGCGGTCAAGGTCAACAATGTCTTTGTCTACCCAGATTTTGACATAGTTCTTTTGAAGCTCCAATCCAAGCTCGACGTATTGATTTCGAAGAACAGCCTGCACCGAAGCAAGTAGCGTGATTGGTTCTTCATAAGTGGTAACGTAGTTGCGCATTTTATCAAGAGTGCGCCCCTTGTACATGTAATATTGAATCGGTTGGCGACCGATGACCTTTGTCGCAACTCGATATAAGTTTACGCCAGGAATCCTCACCAGAATACCCCACCAATTTTACGAAATCCTTCGCGCTCTGGAAGACCGCCAAACGACAAGCCGCCGACAGCCAGTGCTTGCAGAAGCGCCCAAAGCGCCATGCCATAAGGAGTGCTTGAAAGCCAGTATTCCCAACCATCACTTGCAGGCGGCGCTACCTTATTCACGGTGATGTCACCGATTGTTGCACCAGTCACGAAGCCGCCTTGTTCAACTCCGTCACCAGAAGACACAGACACCTGTTGGTCTGTGGCTATGCATAAAAGATGAGCCGTCATATATTCCAATGCCAGCTCCAATTTACTGCCATTTAAAACACGACAAGGACTGTCTTGTGATTCAATAAATTCACATGCCATGTCATAGAATACTTGAAGCGTTGTGCCAGGGAATTTTACCTGATCAGCAAACTGTGGAAATTTTATTCTGAACTTTTCGTAATCTAATGACATGGCATTCACCTTATTTAAACGCGGAACAAATCATCTTCTTGTTCGCCGCTCAATTTAACCTTGATGCGCTTGTCAGCCGTCTCACGCGTCATAGGTGCGAACGGGTCATCTGACATGCCGCGCACTTCTTTAGCGACAGCTTTATGATTGCCAACGATGTCGTGGTTAACCACTTTAACCAGACCTTTTTCAAGGTGCTGCTTGAATACGTGATGATCTTTTAAATGTTCAAAATCAGCATCGCTTACAACGGTGACGATTCCTTCAGGAGTCCACAAAGGTGCACCATCAGCGCCTTTTGCCATTTCACCAAAGCCGGAAGTTGCCGAAGTAAGACCAGCACCGCCCTTGATCAGAATCTGTTTGCGAATATTTGGAAGAGCGCCTGAACCAGCTTTTGCATTCGGGTTTTCTTTCACTTCCGTATAGAAAGTGTAGTTGACTGACATAGACATAGTTGAAACGATGTATTTTGGCATTTTGTAGTCCTATTTATATAAGCCTCAGATAAGCCCCTACAGCCCTTGAGGTCTATTGATATGGGGCGAAGCCTTTCGACCACGCCCCATGTGTTTTACTGTGTAATCACAGCAATTAGATACCAGTCATACGGACGACTGCGAAAGGACGCTTGAGCAGAACGCCTGCTGTTGCGTTTGCGTAGTCTTCAACGTAGCTCTTAGCGCGTTTCTCAACGCCCAGAGTCATAAACTTAGTCTGGACCAGCTGACTGAATACGGAACCATCATCGCTTGAGCCATCAATTGAGGAATCGATGTGATCAGCGTACAGATATGCCACGTTCAGGAAAGTCGGGTCACTGCCAAGTGCGCCGTTGAGTTCCGGTGCGGATTTGATCTTCATCTTCGGATAAGTCTGGGTGATCCAGTCACGTACAGAAATACCGAAGTCGGTGGTGTTTGACAGCCAATCAATAGAGTTGGTCGGAAGCGCCAGAGTCATATCAACCTTCTCTGGATCAATCTGGTCCTGAGAGTTGACACGGATTTGACGAACCATCAAACGGATGTCTGCAGTCACCTGTTGGAAGGTCGCAGTAGCCCAGCCGGAAGTGGTGTTTGAAGTCATTGCCGCTGGCAGGTTTGGATCATTCAGGAAGCCGAATGTGCGGTTGTTCCCGTTATACCAACCATAGAAGCCGATTGCGTTACGCATGATTTCCAGAGATACAGCAGCCTGCTGACGCTTGGTCTCTGCGGAGTTCAGACGCATCGCAGACGCGCGACCTTCTTCCAGCATACCGACTGCCATGCCCATTTCACCGCGAACGATGGAACGACGTTCAAAGTTTACGTTCCAGCTTGCCAGAGGAATAGAGGTGAAATCACCATATTCAACTGCGGTGCCAGCTGGTTCAACGATGCCCTGAACGATTTCCGCATCTTCCCACTGACCAACGGTGTCAATACCAACCAACTCGTCGATTTTACGAGCAGCGGTCATGATTTTGACGAAGCCAGGCAGCCACTGTTGCAGGAACTGCAGCGGGGTCGGGATTGATGGCGTGGTCTGCGGCGCAGTAAACGCGGCGTCACCTACGCGGAAAGCGCCTGCACGGTTTAAGTGCTCAATCTGATCACGCACAATCGCGGAATCAAACACAATACCGATACGAGCAAGCTGGGAAACAGCCGCGTCGGTTACGGATTGCATATCAAAAGGACGCACCTTGCTCGCTGGGAGGCGAGAGTGTGTTTGGCTAATGCGAGTCATTATTCACCTGCCTATTAACGAGTCAATTGTACAATGGTATAAGTGGAAGACTGGACGCTTGGGCCGGAAAGGGCAATAGTCGTCGGGTCAATCACAATACCGCCTGGGATGGCAACCATGCCAGTTGGCAGTGAGCCAGTATAGGCGATAATTGCACCGATAGGCAAGTTGTTCGGGTTGTTGCCGCTGGAAATGCCTTTAGGTACATAAGCGAGCAGGTCGCCGTAGTTCAGCGTCTGCGGGCTGGTGCTTGGGTTGAATACTTCAACTACGAGGCCCGTGCACATATCATAGAACTCGCCTTCGCTATATTGAGGCAGAACCATGCTGGCACCCAAAGGACCAGTAGAGTTGCCATACAGCGCGTAACGCTTGCTATTGCCGAGGATGCCGTAGTAGTTGGTGCCGCCAAGCTCAACTTCAAAGTCCTGCGCGCCCAAAGTTTTGGTTTGACCAGTACCCATTAAGGATACGTCAGCCTTAAAACCGAACACACGGCTGATGGCGTTTACGTTTGCGCCTTCGTTGGCGTTGGCAATTCGGCCTGGCTTCCCACGCTGTGGGCCGTCGCGAACGATGTCGCCAGGAAAGCCAGTTGTATATTGACGGCCTACACTAGTTTGGAAAGTCATGTTTATTCCCCTTTCAACCAAGCTTCAAATGCTTCGTCAGTTGCTGCAGAATCCGCAGCGGCCTTTTGTTTTGCGACTACACGCTGTTTTTGACCGTGTTCAACGCCGCGCAGATAATTATCCACCACGTCAAACTCAGCACCATCAACGCACTTCAAGCCTAACTTTTTAGCGCCATATTTCGCTACGGACTTGGAGTCCATAGTTGCATGATCAAAGGCACCAACAACTTTAGACAGGCGCTGGTAGAGGCTATTCTTACGAGCAGAATCAGCGTAGAAAGCAGCAACTGCTGAATCAGATGCCATTGAGTGTTCCCCTTTTGCTGGACCTGGCGACGCTTTCGCCGCTTTTGTCGGTTTGTCATCTTTTTCGACCGAAGCCCCCTTTACGTTGCTGTTTTGCAGGCCGCTAACCACATCTTCAGCTTTGTCGCAAGGTGATACATCTTCAGCCTTGACTTCAACTTCTTCTTCGTCTTTGACTTCGGCTTCAACTTCTTCTTCATCACCTACCGCACCACCTTTCAGTTTTGCAATAAGTGCTTCGATTTGGCTGATCAGTTGCGGAAGCTCGCCGCCAGCGTGAGATTCAGTTTCAACTTCAAACTTCTCTTCACCTTCTGGAGTCTCTTCAGCTTCTGCTTTGACTTCTGGATCAACCATCACTTCTTCACGTTCTTCGGTTGAATCCTTCTCTTCTGCTTTCACTTCAACTTCGTCCTGATGAGCAGCTTCGGTGCTCTCTTCATTCAGAAATTGTTCGAGCGCAGGGATCAGTGATTTCAGCTGTTCAACAGCATTATCACGCGCTTTACCTTTTAACGGTTTTGGCATGTCTAAATCCTCGTTGGATGGTGTTACAGTCGTCAAACAAAGATGGTCAAAGCAACGACCATCCAGCACCCGTGCACCTGGTACTCGACCAACGTCCACGAGAGCAATGTGGTTGCCGCGAAGAGTTGTCTGTACCACTTCATACGGCTGCCCGTCAAACTCTCCAGACTGTATGATGAATTCACAGTCATAGCCCAAAGACAAGTCAACCTTTCCAGAGTCGATGGCCTTCTTCAGACGACGGCTAAAAACTTTAAGGTCGCCGCGCATCCATGGCTTGTCATAATAAACATTGCCAGTTAGAACGCCATCAACGCCATACTCTTCGGGTGCTGTGTTATCCTCATCACCTTCGAATCCAGAAAGCATTTCGTGATTATCGATGAAAGGGATATTTTTGAATGAATCTATCGCTTCGGGGTCTTTCACCGCTGACTCTGGGCGATAAACTTTTACGATGCGATTCGGATCACCATCAAGTCCAACCTGACCTGCAGAATAATCAAAAATGCCAAATGACGAAATGGGACAACCCACAATCGTCAAGAATCCATTTTTGTCAATTTCGCGTGCCGTTTGCATTCGCATCCACCCTCAAATAAGTATTGTGTATTATATCTAATGAAAAAAACTTAGGCAAACAATAATTATGGTTTGAATATGTATAACAACCGATATAGCCGCGCCTTAATTAGTGTGATACGGATGATACGGATAAGATGAGGCGTATTTTTTATCCGTATCGGTGTATAAGCCGCGCTATCACTGGTGTGCTACGGATGATACGGATGATACGGATACTTTTCATATATAAGAGTTTATAAAAAAATAAAATTAAATTAGATATATAATTTTAAATTAATTTATTTGAATTCCTATAAAGTATCGCGGCAACGCGTATCATCCGTATCATCCGTAAGAT